TGTGCAGAGTAACCCGCAGGTCGCCCGTCATAAGCGTGGCCAATGGCCTGCACTGCTGTTTAAACATGTCAGAGTAGTTCAGCGCCTTCTCGCTTTTGATGAGACGGGACACCCCTCCAAACCGCACCAACCTCCGACTGTTGGCTTTTGACGCCGGTTCACCAAAAATAATTTGCACAAGGGCTTGCAATTGTTGCGTATCATCACTATCATTGAGTTTGTCAGTCATAAAAACCTTTGGAGAAAAGATGCAAGTTACGAACGTTCACAACCTGCCAGAGCCACTTGTGACTCTAGCACGGAGAGAGTATTACAGCAAGGGGGCTGCTCAGTACAGCGTCACAGAGATCATGTCTCCCCCCAAGATCCGCAGGATGAGAGAGAAATACGATGACCAGATCGTGACGGATGTCTCCCAGATGCTGTGGTCGCTGCTGGGTTCTGCCCTGCACGTTGTCATGGAGCGCGGAGAGACTTCCGGATGGATCAAGGAGGAGCGTTTGTTCGCGGAGGTGGACGGGGTATCCATCAGCGGCGCAATCGACCTCCAAGAGGAGGGGGAGAGCGGGATCACCATCTATGACTACAAGTTCACATCCGCATGGGCAGTCATGCAAGAGAAAGAGGAGTGGATACAACAGCTAAACATTTACAAGTGGCTGGTCGAGACGGTCAAGCAACGCAAGGTTGTGGGTCTGAAGATCTGCGCCATGGTCAGGGACTACAGCAAGCATGACCTGCGGGAGGCTTACCCAGCCGCCCCCATTTGCATTGTTGACGTGCCCCTGTGGGACAGCGTCAAGACTGAGATGTACATACGGGAGCGTCTGGAGATGCACCGTGAGTCCAAGATGAGAGCGGACTTTGAAGAGGATCTTCAGAACTGCTCCAACGAGGAACGGTGGATGTCGGAAACGACATTCGCGGTTAAGAGGGAGGGCCGGAAGACTGCCATCCGTGTTTTTAAAACCATAGAAGAGGCCACCGAACTGGCTGAGAAGGAAAAAGGATATGTTGAAACAAGACTCGGAGAACCAAAGCGCTGTACTGGAGACTTCTGCGGGGTATCTCAGTGGTGCGCTCAATACCAAGGAGAGCGCAGTGCTGACGAATGACTTTCGTGGCGGACGCTACATGATTTTTAAAACAAGCGATGACGTATTGATGGGAGAGGTGCTTGCCATCTCCGACACCTACGTTCGCTTTCACCCTTGGTCTTTTTTGGAGGGCTGCTTGGATTTAGATCAAGAGAAGTTGCTCCAACTTGCAGACATCAAGGCGTTCCACGCCTTTAAAGATGTTGTGGATATGGACCACTACTGCGCCACACATTACTGGAACAAGGAGATTTCAAATGATACCAAATGACCTGCTGAAGATCAACGTCAACGACCACACGGAGAAAAAGAATGGTCTGACCTACCTGTCATGGGCATGGGCGTGGGCGGAGGCACTGAAGGCTGACCCCACCGCAACCTTCGAGGTCAAGACGTTCAAGTATGACGCCTACACCGATTTGCCATTTATGGCGATGAATGGGACTGCAATGGTCTGGGTCACAGTCACAGTGTTCGGTAAGCCGATAACGTGCTTCCTTCCTGTGATGGATCACCGGAACAAGCCCATCCTGAACCCTGATTCGTTTCAGGTCAACACTGCGCTTATGCGCTGCATGGTTAAGGGTCTTGCTCTGCACGGACTGGGTCTTTACATCTATGCGGGTGAGGACCTGCCGGATGATGGTCAGTCAGTTCAGGCAGAACCTGTGGTTGTCAAGGTTGTGACACCCACTGCCACGGCTGATCTTGAGGTCAACACTGGCAACGCAGATGCGAATGCCGAGTTGTTTGCCGAGGGAATGATGACATACACGAACCATTGCACAGACGTCAAAGGTTTAAACAGTTACTGGAAGTCGAATCAAACACAACTTGATTCACTCAAGGTAAGCCGCCCTGATCTTTACGATCAGATTCGCAACCGCTTCGCAGAAATCAAGAAGCAATTATCGGAGAGCAAGTAATGCCATATCAACCCAAAGCACCTGAGTACAAGGCGTACCCCGACAGTGGTTCGCTACGCGCCTCGACCAGCAAGAAGGGGCCAAAATCCCCCGACTACTGGGGCAACATTGCCATCAATCTGAAGGACATGACCAACATCAAAACAGAGGATGGCCTGACTGTTGTCAAGCTCTCTGGCTGGAAGAAAGTTGGCAAGGATGGCAAGACCTATCTGTCAATTGCCGTTGACCGCTTTTTGCCAAAGCAAGAGGGCGAAACCTATAGCCGCCAACCAATCCGCCAAGAGGATGACTTTGGCGATCAAGATATTCCATTTTAAGGAGAGCGATATGTCAGCTAAACAACTCATCAAAGATTACATGGCGGCGAACCCCAAAGCCAAGCCCAAAGAGATTGCACTTGCTTGCAAATGCTCTGTCCACACGGTCTATAACTTTCGGGCCTCGTTGAAAACAAAAGCCGCATCGTCCCCCCGCAGTGATGCCAAGCTTTTGGCTGAACGCGAAAGGGAGATCAAAGGCTTTGTGGACACAACAAACCTGCTTTTGCACAAAATTGAAAAGCTGATGGATGAAAACCAACTGTACGCGAGCCGCGAAACAAAGCTGATGGGCGTCATTGATTACCTTGAGTCTAAAGTCGATGGCCTTGCAGTTTGAAGCAAGAAAGGTAGCGCTCAAGCAAGACCGAACAGGTTTTGTCTTGACGCTGGCGATCCACCCTGACGAATGCCCAGAAGAGATTCTGCGTGACTTCGTTGGGGCGCGATACGGTTGTGCGCTGGTGCGGATTCAAGATGACGAGTCTGCTACCCCGTACAGCAACAGGGTTCAGAAAGCCGCAATGCTTTGCAAAGATTCCAAGTTTCAAGATTACTTAGGCGTAGACAACGAAGACTTTGCTGCGGAGGTGTTGTGTAAACACTGCGGCATAGAAAGCCGGACCGAGTTGCACGGCAACGCTAAGGCGCAGCAAGTATTTGATGCTCTGATCGATAGATTTAACGACCAAGAAGTTCCGTTTTAAGGATGCACCATGGCATTTTCAGTTAATTACAAACCCTTTATGACCTATCTTGAGCCGGACGATATTGTGCGGTTGAAGAGGTTCTCCAAGGCCCAGAAGATACCAATGACGCAGATCATTCGAGAAGGGCTTTCTGCGCGGCTGTCATCTGGCGATGCCTACACCAACGGCTTCAACGATGGTCTTTTGAAGGCCATCAAAGTTGTAAACGGTATTGAGGCGGCTGGGATGAGATTCCCATCCGGCCTTTCATTTGCCGAACTCTCCGAGCAAGAGGTCTCTAAAAACTTTATTCGGGGGGATCATGAACCTGACCGGAAATCGTAACCAGTGTCAAGCGTGTAAACAGTACTTCAACAGTAATGCTGCGTTTGACAAGCATCGGGTTGGTGGGCACGGCGTTGATCGCCGTTGCAGAACCACTGATGAGATGACGGCCAAAGGCATGCTTATTAACCACGCAGGTTTTTGGGTCACCAAAGCATATGACGTAGTCAGAGAGGAGTCAGAATGAAAAAGTTATCTCAAGCTGAGTTGTTCAGTGTCTTTGGGTCTGATCCCAAAACCCTTGTCCGCAGCAACGACCCTGACACGAGTCATGCAGCAGCAAAGACTGTTGACACTAGCCAACTAGAGTTAATGGTTTATGAGGTCATTAGCAAATACCCAAATGGCTGCATTGCTGATGATGTCCAGCAAGAACTTGCACACTTACGCAGCAATACCATCACGCCAAGGTTTGCGCCTCTAATTCGTAAAGGTTTCATAGAGGATACGGGTGAGCGCCGCAGGGCGTCATCTGGACGATCACAGCGCGTGATGAGAAAAATAGAAAAGACAACACAGGAGTAACGCTATGTGGAGATATTTATGGACAGAGTTGAGGCTGATGCTAAAAACTGTAACTCCGGCACAGGCTGTCACGCATGAGCTGATGCACGCCGAGCATGAATTGTTGAAAGCTGAATCGGGGGTCGAGTACGCACAGGCGCTGGTGACTTACAACAAGCAACGAGTCAAGCGCTTGAAGGCGTACTTGGGCAAGACTGAGGAGGTGGCATGAGCATCAATCAAGGGCTGATGACATCCGCAACAGACCAGTGGGCGACTCCACAAGATTTTTTTGACCATCAAAACGCTTTACACGGGCCGTTTGATGTTGATGTGTGCGCTGATGCAACAAACGCCAAGTGTGCCGTGTATTTTGACAAAGACGCTGATGGCCTTAAACAGACTTGGGCTGGCAAGTGTTGGATGAATCCACCTTATGGCCGAGACATTGGCAAGTGGATGAAAAAAGCGCATGAGTCTGAGGCGACTGTGGTTTGCCTTGTGCCAGCAAGAACAGACACCAAGTGGTGGCACGACTACGCAATGAAGGGGGAAATCACATTTATCAAAGGCCGATTAAAGTTTGGTAGCGCCGTAAACAGCGCACCCTTTCCATCAGCGGTTGTAGTTTTTAGGGGTACGAAATGACCAAGATGTGCGACACGGGGTATCGTGAATGCCCACGCCAGCCGACTTGCGGCATGGACTGCCACTTCACCACGGCGGGGCTTGAGCCAGAGACGCGCAAGGTCAAGCCGTATCTGTCAGTGCCTGATGACATAGACCCAGTGCCGGAAACATGGCACAGGATTGGAGCGTTCATGCTTTGGTCTATTTTTACAGTGCTGGCAATAATCTGCCTTGGGCTGTTCTTTACTGGCGTTTGGATTTGGAGTCTGCTGATATGAATACGAACAAATTCCCCGAAGACATCGGGCCGTATACGACAGGGGTGTGGAGATGCAGAGAAAACCACAAAGGTGAGTTTTTCATTAGTAGTCAATCGTTTGGGTTTGCACCGATAGCAAAGGTCAAAGGCGACAAGCGTTCGACGCTGAAAGACGCCAAGGCAAACGCACATTTGATCTCCGCCGCGCCTGAGCTACTGACTGCGCTGTACGCCATGATGAACAGTTGTTTCGACCCAGCCTTGACCGAGGGCGCAGCGTATGAAGCGTTTGATTTAGCGCGTGATGCAATTGCCAAAGCGGAGGGCTTCAAATGAAAATAAGCAACAGCACAGGAAAGAGCAAAGACTTCTACAACAGGGGCAAGGCAATGTTTGACCAAATACCGCCCGTTACCCAAGCCGTTACTCAGATTCCTCAAAAGCATTCCTCAAAACGCATGACGGTATTTGAATTGATTGAGGCCAATGGCCTGACGCTGCATGGTGACATCGAGCACTTTGCCGAGCTTGTCCGTGCTGATGAGCGTGAGGCCATACTTGCGATTGAGGCTAGTTCTGCGTTTAACCGCATGTATGGCGAGTTTTGCCCAAAAGCTAAAGATCTTGCCGATGCCATCCGAGCAAGGGGACAAGCATGACTGAAGAAGATGAAGAATTCCAGCGCCTTGAGCGCGAAGCCAAGATGCGAGCCTTGGAGGACGATGACGATGACACACAGGTCTACAAGAAGCCGTGGGTAGACCTGACTGAAACGCAAATACAAAACATTTACTACAAGGTTGTGGACGAACACCGAGGTGCCGCAATGCCTTACGGGCAAGTGCTGTTTGGACGGGCGGTGCAAGCTAGGTTGAAGGAGTTGAACACATGACCAAGTTTGGAGACGCACCGATAAAGATGGAAGGCGGCATTGCTGACCCTGATGAATTTACGTGGGAGTGCAACTGCAAAGCATGCAAGGTCAAGTATCAAAAGTGGAAAGCGGCGTTTGATGCTCAACAAAAACAACTCAAGGAGGGATCATGATACGAGCACCGAACGGCAAGCCCATACTCAACGAGCCGGACGCTGAAGGGTTGTACACCTGTCAGTACACGGGGCTTAGAGTGTCGCGGGAAGAGGCCATCTTCTTGGGGGCATGCGTACCACAGGTCAACGGTACATACGTGTGCCACCCGACTGCACTGCCATTCTTTAAGAAGTCCAAGCGCAATTTTGACGAGAGCGAGGCAAACTGCAATACCTGCAAGCATCTTGTCCGCGTGAAGCACGAGCCAAGAAAAGATGGGATGCTACAGGGCGAGTGCAAAACGATGCCCAAGCTGCTGTTCCACCCCGATGACTTTATGGGGATGAATTGCTACGAACAAAGACCGGAGAAGAACACATGACCAGACCAACAACCGCACATGAATGGTGGCTGCAAGAGCGTGAGAACCAGCTTTATCTTGCCAAACTTTTCTATGACCGCTTTGAGAACAAGTCCGCAACCATGTGGCACTGCCTATTTGCATGGGCAACACCTGACATCTGGCGTGACCCCGAGTACATAACCAAGGAGAAGACATGAGCTACATCGTTGCATCACTGCCTCCCATCAAATGCTTTGTCAGGCGGGAATTTTTGTACAACTTTGAAAAAGGTTTCGGCGAGTTAGAGCCAGCCATCTGGGTTAGCCTAAAAGCCTTGCGAGGCCAAGTGTTCCGCATTGAGTCGCTGTTGCCGAACTACGGCGCTTTGTACGACAAGCTGCCGATTCATGCTTACGTTTGGATGGATGATTTTTACAAGGGGTCGGTTGACCTCCCCATCGACGTTTTGCAATTGTGGGACTGCATGGGCTATCGGTTTACCATTGTGGAAAAGATTGGCCTACGCAATCTGGGCGTCAAGTTCTTGGGCAAGGACAAGCAGTGGCACTTCGGGCGCTATCTGTTTACGGTGGACTTCTGCGCTGATGAGATGGCGCTGGACACGGGCTTCTCTGAACAGGCCGAGGAGCACAAGTCGTTCAACTGGATTGCGCTGGACAACGGACAGTTTGCTTGCCAGCCAAACAATCGGTGTCTTTGGTATGACCAAAGCCTGATCCCAGCCGAGACAAAGTTCCCAGACTTCCAAGCGTCTAGGTTTTTCTACACCGTTGACGGTACGCGCAAATGGTCCGCTGGCGATGATTGGTTCTACGATATTCAGGAGAAGAACACATGACAATACAAATTGCAGCCGACAACGAGGTTTTTTACGGATTGCCTCACGAGTCGGCAAGTGCGCTAAACGCGAGCGGCAATGCGTGACTGATGGAGAGACATCACCTTGAACTGCCCTACCTGTAATGCATGGACATCAGTCGATCAAACAAAGAACACGGGTGGCTTTGTAGAGCGTAGACGCAGATGCGCCAACAACCACACGTTTACAACTGAGGAGAGGGCTGTACCGGACAAGAAGCGTGGTCGCCCCGTTAAAACTAAGGAGATCAAATGAGTACACCACAAGAGTATTGGGACGCTTGCCTTATCCGCACATGGAGGCAGTCTGGCTCCGTCCTTGATGCCATGATAATGTTTAAAAGCATCACCAAAGTTAACTTAGAAGATGTTGAGCCAAAGCTGTTAAGAATCCCAAGAGTTGGGTTTCCTTGGAAGATAGGTATTAAAGTTTTTGTGGCAGAACATTTATCCAAAATAAGCGCCAGATTGTGGGATCAGCCGCCTGAAAAAGATGTCGCCCTTCTAAAAAAACTGAAAGACTCTAAGTACGACACTGAAAAAGACGCGATAGCGGACCACGAGTTAAAAAATGAGATCAGCAAAACGGTTAAAAACAAACGGAAGATGGAGCTTCTAAGCAAGAACAACTCAGAAAGAAACAAAGCCACAGACTGGGGCACGATGAAAACTCCTAACCGTGGCAGATATAAATAAGAGCTACCTATCGTAAAAACTAAGGAGAAGACAATTGACGGAGCATAAACATGCCGAAGTGCTACGCGCTATTGCTGATGGCAAGGCGATACAGGTGCTGGTGCTAACGGGTGACGATCAAACCGATTTCTGGATTGACATGCCCACACGCCCATCCATCTGCATGTACCACGAGAAAACATACAGAGTAAAACCGGAGGCTACCCATGTACAGGAATCAAAAGCTGCTTGAGGCTTTACGCGCTGCCCCCTGCATGCACTGCGGGGTTGAGGATGGGACTGTCTGTGCCGCCCACTCCAATCAGATGAGGGATGGCAAGGGCAGAAGCCTCAAGGCCAACGACTACAGGATTGCCGCCCTATGCTTTAAATGCCATTCCGAGCTTGATCAGGGCCGGGTAATGAGCCGGGAAGATCGTTTAAACATGTGGGAGAACGCCCACCGGGCGACGGTGGGGTGGCTCTTCGACAATGATCTTATTGGGCTGAAGAGATGATTGTCTTGATTCTCTGGATCTCTGCGTTGATAGCATTCTCCGCCCTGTTGATTCCAGTGATTGCGTCACGCTTCTCATCCCCCGACATTTTGGAGATCTGAACCGCAGACTTCATCTGCCGGAGTTCCTTCATGGTCTTCTCGGTGTCGCGGATGTAGTCTTTAAACGCGAAGGTGCCTTGGTTCTTCTTGAGGTAGTCCACGTATTCTTCAGACTCGCCCTGCTTCTCAAGGAAGTTCATTGTCCTGACAACCGAGTCCACCGAGTCTTTGAGCTTGTAGTACTCCGTCACGTTGCCTCGCGCCTCTGGGTCGAGGGCGAACCTTTTGATGACGGGTAGCTGCTCAAAGCGCTTGGTCGCCCTCGGGCTGTCGCCGAACTGATCCATGACCATATCCAGCGTGTCCACGCCGTACATGCCAATCGTTCCGGTGTAGCCTTTGATGACGTGATCCACCTTCATGGGAGACAGCCCCAGCACGTCAGCGATGCCTTTGGCAAGGGACGATGTGCCCGGGCCAACCTGAAATCTAGGATCTACATCTACCATGCCCTCACTAACGATGGGGCGCAATGTAAACGTGTTGAAGTTAAACCCAGCCTCAACCAACGGTTTGATAGTTTGAGGTATCGGGTTAAACGCGAAGGTCGAGACCATGTTGCGTTTAATAGCGTCTCTCAGGTCTTGACCCGTGTCATTGCCAAAGGTGTAGGCGGCAAGCCTTTCCGGAATTGTTTTGAACAGCACACCCACCTCGAACGGGATTGGGATGCGGATGCCCAAGTACGGGATCAGCCAGTTGTTGTCCTTGGTCTCCTGCTCCTGCTTCTTGTATTCCTCATCGTCTGAGACCATGAACCAGTAGGCGGTGGACAGGGCCATCATGGTCATGCCGCGCACAAAGAACTGACGCTGGATAGCCGCTGCGTCCTTGTTGTTCATGTTGCCTGTCGAGGCACGGTAGAACAGATCCAGACCTTGCAGACGGGCGTTGAAGAACGGAACAGCCGCAGTCAGGACCCGGATCAATGCTGAGCTACCCTTGCGGTGGAAGTTCATTACCTCCATAGACCTGAACAGGGCCTCGGCTTCGTTGCCAGTCTCGGCCATGACCCGCTCGTATATGACAACGCGGGTGGCAGCATCTGATGCGGTTGTGCCCTTTTCCAAGGCGTCCCACAGTGATGTAAACGGGCGCAGCAGGAGCGCATCCTTCTGGCCCGCTTTCTTGGCCAGATCCTTTTCAAGGTTTAAACCTGACTTCTCGATGTTGCCGCTGTCGTAACCGCTGATGATGCCAGCATTGAGCAGTGCTTCAAAGGTTGGAGAGTTCCGAGTCAACGACTTGCCGAAGGACATGACCGTATCTACTACGGGTGTCATCTTCACGCCTGACGTTACATACGCAGACAGTGAGTCACGCAACAAGTTAGCCATCATGAAGCCGGGATCTTTGGTCACCAAGTTACGCAGGAGGTCCGCTGGAGCGGACAGTATCCCCATGAAGGGCAGGTCGGATAGGTTTAAACTCTTCACCGCCTCAATGAGCAGGTTGTCCGCCGTTGCATAGGATACGAGTTCACCCTTCTCTAGAACGTTGATGACGTCGGGAGCCGTAGATGGTGTTTTTAAACGGGTCACACCCATACCCGGCGCATTCACTTGAGACGCAACATTGATGGCTCGCTGACCTGCATAGTTTTTAATGCCAGCCTGAATGGCTGATTGGGTGTTGCGAACCATGGTCTCCAAGAAGTCGGCAAGAGGTGCTTCCTCTGCAATCGCACCCTTGAGCTTCTTCGGGGCCTTGACGCCGGACAGAGACTGGAACAGGTTCGGCCCCACCGTTTTCTCGCCGTCCATCTGACGGTAAAAAGGAACGTAGTCTGCGTACTTCATGTACTCAACGCCCCGTTCTTTTGACAGGACGCCCGTGTCCACCATGTACTTGACCAGCCCGTTGTTGAACGCGATCAGGTCTTTCTGAACGCTGACAAACTCTGGAAACTTGGCTTCAAGAGCTTTGGCGTAAGCCACATCGGCGGTGGTGATACCGGTTGGTTTTCCCTGCTTGTCCAAGCGCACGCCGCGCTTAATCATGGCCCAATACTGGTAGTACTGATATACCTTTGGCTCGTTGTAACGCGCCAGAGGAGCAAGGGATGGAACCAACCCCTTGACGCTGGTATCGATGGTTGTGATCCCGTTGCGCAGGGTGGGGATGCCGCCGTTGCGGTCTCCCATGCCCATGGCTGACGCTGCGATACCAGCACCCACATCAGAGAACAGCGCGGCTGACTCTGCGCTTTGATCTGCCAGCAGCACCGCCCCGCCCATCTGCTCCGCCAGCTTCTTGTCATAGACAGACAACTGGTTGTAGCGGTTCAGGAACCTAGCCCGGAAAGACGCAGCACTCTGTGGAGTGATGGCCTCGATCATGCGCTGAGCAAAGTTCTTTCTCTCGCGTGTAAACGTGGTTTCGTTAACCCGGTCATTGAGGGCTGTTGAGAAGGTAGGCAGGCTAAAACGAATGTTCTTGGTCTCCCGGCCAAACTCGCCAAGGTTACCGGTCACTGACTTCAGTTGGGTCGGCTGATAGACCGCATATGTTTTAGCCGGGGTGCGGTCATCTTTTAGCGTGAAGGAGTCAAAGCCAAACCGGTGCAAGCCTCGCTGTACACGGGGGTCTTCTATAGCCTGTCTCACGCCAAAAGTGATACGACCCGTCAATGAGTCTAGCCATTTATCTGCGAATTCTTGCGGGTAATCGGTGTTGTGGGTAACCCACTCCATCACCTGAGCAACGTGTTCCTTGTTCTCAAAGTCAAACGGCGTCTCTGCCCGTGCGTACAGGGGCATGATGGACATCTTGGACGGCGACAGATCCAGCAGGGCTGCGTACACCTGATCTTCTATCTCGCCAAATTTCCCGTACACAGGAATCTTGCGCTTGGCCTGACGCATGAAGTTGGCGCTTTCGTCCTCTGTGATAGCGCCTTTCTCGGTCTGTGCGTCCAGCACCCGCTCAAAGAAGCTGAGCTTTTCATCTTTGGTTAGGGCGCGGTACACCTCCTGTTGCAAACGATCCTGAGCCTTCAGGCCATACTTCTGGGCCGCTTCTGGTGTGGTCGAGAGATAAACGACCTTCGAGTCGCCAGCAGGCTCAAACTCAAAGAAGTTGCGAGCGGTGGCATGGTAGAACACCATGGGGTTACCGTCGTTGTCGTTCCACTGATTCCCGGCAATGAAGCGTTTAAACGCATCAGTCTTAGGAATGCTGGTTGCTTCGACGGCCTCTTTGGTTTCCCGAACAGATGGGAAAGAAACATTCTTCAGGCTGTAGCGAACATCGGGGTTTTCGCGGTCAAACGCTCCCGTATTGCCTATTGCTGATTTAACCTGCCCAGATTCGTACACGGCGAGGTTCTTGCGGCCATTTTCCTTGACGTAGAAGCTGTCAAAACCCAACTTGAGGATGGCATTTTGCACCGCCTTGGTTTCAATCTGCTCCCACCTTCCAGCCGCAAGGTAAGCTTTTTCTAGATTGCCAATCTTTCGGCCATAACTGTCTGTCAGTTTGTTTAGCTCGTCTACCATCTGCTGTATGTGCGATGGGTTCTCATAATCAAACGGATTCTGAGCACTGACATAGACCGGCATCACATTGGGGCCGGACGGCATCATCTCGGCGTAGGCTTTGCGCAGGTACTCTTTAGCCTCCGGTGTGGCCTTGGAGTAGTCGTTGGTGTTGATGCTGTCAATCATCACCTTGCCCTCTGGGCGGCTGCGGTAGTCTTTACGGACGGCTGCAATTGCCAGCTTACGGCCTTCGGCGATCTGTTCGTCGGTCAGGACCTGCTCGACCCGCGCAGTTGCAACATCCACGCTGTCCATGGCAAAACGATCAGCAAATGTGGGATCGTCGGTCAGGAAGATGGGTGCGCCACGCGCTGTCTTGCGGGTAAAGTCGGTCACATCTTTAGATGTGCCGTGGTACATGATCTTGGGCTTGCCGTCCTTATCTACGGCCTTGCTGTCACCAAAGAACTGTTTAAACTCAGGCGTATCTGGGGCGGTACGCAGGCTGAACTTAGTTTTAACTGCATGCTTGCCGATTAAAACGGCATAGTCCTGCGAGGATGACAAATCCTTAACGAGGTAGCCATCAAAACCGGCCTCCCGCACACCGCGCTCCCACTGGCTTGCTCGATCCGCCTGTGAGTCGCCCTTGGTATTTTTTAGGATCTGAAGTGGGTCTGTCTTTGTGTTGTACAGATTGTTCAACTGAATGACATGAGGCGCTCCGCCGACACCGGCCTCTGGGCGGATACCCTTGCCATTGTCAACGTAGAAATAAATCCGGCTGCGGATGTCTGCGTTGTCTTTGTTGTTTAAACGCTCACGCTCAAGACCTCGCAGGCCAGCCCCATGGAACTCAGACGAAAGTGTTTCGCGTGGCTCTTGGCTGAAATGAACGCCAACAGCGCTTACCGAGTCTTTGGTTGCTGTGCCGTATTCTGCGGTTGGCTTCCCGTAGTCAATCGCAGAACCGCGCTCTCCACCACCGAGGCGAGCCGCTCCTCTGGCGTCAATCCATCTGTCGCGGAGGGCGATGGCGTTCTCTGAAATGGCCTGAAGACGGCGGCTCCCTTGCCCCCGAACATCTGCCCCGGCTTCTCCTTGAAGTCTCTTACTGTCGCCATATCGCGTTTCCTTTAGATAGTCGCTTCTCGTATCAGGGGCAATGAATGAACTGTGGAAAGTTTCCGGAGCCGAGACGTCAATAACGCCATCGTATGGAAACGATTCAATAGCATCTCTGATTGCCTGATGGTATTGCTTGTCATCGAGCGTGTCAACTTTATCGTTGTACGCAGAAAAATTTCCGTACAGAAGACTGCCATCACGCAGAGTGTCGCCGTCAGCTTGCGGGACTTCTTTGGCAATGTGGTCTCGCAGACCGCTCAGTTCTTCTTCAGTCATCCCCTCTGGGATCTGAACCTTTACAAACCCAGCCTGATCGCCAGAGGTCTTGTTTGTCTCATCAAAGACAACCATGGCCTTTTGGTCAAGCACATAGCCAAGAACACGGCCCAACTCATCAAGCTCTTGCGTGGTTGCATTCTCTGGGGCCTCAACAATGATGTTGGGGTTAACCTCGCCCTCATATTTCCCGCTGCTGAATGTGTAGCTGTAGCCGGTAAAGCCAAGCTCAGAAAAGACCGCAGACATCGTTTTGTCTGCCACTGCCTTTGTTGAGTTGATGCGCTCTTTGGGCGTCATCTCCCGCCACTTCTCGGCGGTTACTTGGTCTGGGTTGGGCGCGACCTCGGCAACTATTCCTTTTCGGAGGGAGAGCTTTCCTGTAGCTGGCGCAGCAGCATCGCTGACACCCTTCTCACCGCCTCTTCTTCCTGCCTCGACGAATCGCTTTGCGCCATCGCTGAAGCCGTAGGAGGGCGAGAGGACGCCGATTTTTGTGAAGAGTTGTTGTTCATAGAACCAGAGGAGGGACTGGGCTTGGTACGGTTTGATTCCTGCATTTTTTGCTACCTCGTTAATCAGTGCCTTGATTGCTCTGCGCTGTGGCTCAGTTGGAGCGTCAACAATCTTGCCGTCCGGGCCGAGCATCTTACCAAAATAGCGGTTGAACGTGCGGGTCATCCACTTGTCAACGGTGACATCGTGGATGCCGTTTAGGTTCGAAACAAATGGTCCAACCTTGGGGCCGAACGCATACAGACCGGGCCGCATATCCGTAAGCTTGCCGTCAATTCCGCTCTTGACGTTCCCGTACTTTAAGCGGAAGCTGTTTATTTCCTTGACCGTGTGATCTGTGAAGAGCCACTCAAGAGCCTTCTTTTGGCCCATGTCCTTGACCATCTTGTTAAGGAAGTCAAGCTGCGTCTTTTTGTTGACCGAGGTTGTGCCGCCCGTCCACAAGCTGCCAGTCTCTGGGTTTATGCCCGGGATAACACCTGCGTCAACGTAATGTTGAAACGCCTTTGCGGCAATAAACCAGTTGTCCCGCGCCGTGGTCTGCGGGGACATGATGCCAGCCATAACGCTGAAGAGCAGCCGGTTGTCTACCTTGCTCAGCTCAGGGATTAACTTCTTGGTCTGTTTAAACGCATCTTTTACGTCGTCCTCATACCAATTCAAGCCGGACTTCTCGCTTTTAAGTTGGAAGGCGACCTCTTCGGTGGCAAGCTTAACCGCACGGTCAAAGCTGGCCTTGTCGGTGAAGTCAAGTGATGAGCCAAACTCCTCCCTCACCTGATCATCAAAATACTTGCCAATCGAATCTACGGTTGGCTTGATCTTGGTTGGTTCCGTTTTGCCCTCTTTTGGAGGACCCTCAAACTTTGGAGCCTCTTCACCGCGCATGATCGGCAGGCTTAATTTCTCCTCGGCCTTCTTTGCTTTTGGCTTGCGCGACTTCAACTCGCCACGCTCAACGCGCTCAAAGATGTCCTCAGACGATTCAAAGCCAGCACCGCGCAGGGCTTGGCCAAAGTTCTTGAAGAAGTCCTTGAGCTTTTTAAACAGGGCGGCAATCAATCCGGGTGGCGGTTTAACGCCACGATCATAGGCACCGAAGGCATCGGCCACAGCCTCCTCAATAATCGCCTCCTGCGAGTATCCGAGCTTCTTGTAGGCATCAAGGCGACTCATGGTCTGCATCTTGCCGTCCACCTCAACTTCGGCGGTCTGATCCTCAAGGTACTCTTTGACCCACTGCTTGTTGGCTCGCTCTGTGAGGGCTTTCCATTGCTGCGGGGTGAAAAACTCCAAATCTCTCAGCGCATGCATAGACTCATGGCGCATGGTCTGCAAAGGCTTTGGCTCATCCATGGAGATCTGGATCAGCTTATCGAGATACGATCCGCCTGCGTTGTTGGCAATTTTGTCAACAATGTTTAAACCCACATCCCCCAAGTTGAACTTGGTGATCATGGGCCGGAGCAGCTCGTCAAGCTTCTGGGATTCTGACTGCGCTTGGAGAGTTTGAGCCTCTAAATCTGTCTGTTTAAACACCTCTGGCTCTGCCGCCCGCAGTGTTGCTTCGGCTTCTTCAAAGGTCGGGTAGGTTCCAACAATCTCGTCGCCACGGGTTGCAACAAAGTCACTCTGAATGTTGGTCTTCAGACCAATCGGGGCAAAGCTTAGGGGTGCTTGATAGCTGTTAAATTGGGCATCTATTTCTGCCAACCGGACTTCTGCTTCTTGCTGTTTTTGTGAAAACAGTGCTTTGGCTTGAACATACTCATCCGTGTCGGCCTTTCCTGTGGCCTCCATGACATCAAGCTTGCGGCCCTCCGCTTGAATCGTCTTCGTAATCTTGTCGCCTTCCTCCAGTAGACGGAGTTGTTCCTCTGCCCGGATCTCGGTAAGAGAGGCGATCTTGGCGTCTATGTCAGCTTGCGTTGCAACGGTTGTCAGGGGCTTGTCCGAGCCTTCAGCAAAGATGCCAAAGGACTCAGGCACATCCTCACGGCTGAGTTCTCTCTGAGTGATTGTGAAGCCGCCGGGTAGCTGTACTGGCTCAGGGGCAGGAACATCTACGGGCGTACCTTCGCCAAACTCTTTGGCAAATTGATCACGCTCGTCTTGTACCTGCGTGAGGGCTTCCGAGGGCTTGACTTGAGGACGGGCAGACAAGGCTCCAGCAGCGCCTCCGATACCGGCAGCGCCAAGGGTTGCCATGGCAGCAGCTTCACCAGTTCCCGCAAGCAGATCACGGTCAAGGCCAGCCTGTTGGGCTGCGATGTTTTGAGCGATCTTGCCACCAACTTCTTCGATGTTCTCGCTAGGGATTTCTTTAAGGGCGGTTATGGCTGCACTGCCAAGTCGAGAACCGGTCAGTTTTTTACCCGCCAAAACCTCTTCCAGCGCCTTACCGCCGGGAAGGTATCTGTTAGCAAGAACGGAAAGACCGTAGCCAGAAACGCCAGCAAGACGGGCCTTGTTAATGGCTTCTTCTGCGGCTTGTTCTGGGGTGGAACCCTGCTCAATCAAACCTGCCACGATCTCGTCGTAAGAGCCAGCGCCAATGTCTGCACCCTGCATGACCGCGCCAGTTTGAATGGCGGCAGTTGTTCCGGCCTGAATCGCTTTCTTTTGCGCAAGACGCTGAGCCGCCTCTAGGGCAGCGCCTCGGGCGGCTGCGGCACTCATGACGCCCTGTTTGGCTATGTAACCAGCACCACCGCCAGCCAAAATCATGGGGATAACCTGTGGGGCTTGTTCCGCAAGAAAGCCAGCAAGCAGGCCGGGGTCTGTAATCGTCTGACCCAAAGACGCTTTAAACGCAGCAAACTGGCCTTCTTTCGAGGCTTCCTCTACGGCTTTTGCGCGTTCGGCTTCCCGGGCCTTGAGGCCCTCGGACTTCATTTCTTCGCCAAATTGGGAGAGTCTTTCGCCAGCGCCAAGTAACCCAGTTTTGGAGAAGTTGCCGGTTGCTAAACCATACACTTGACCCGGCACCTGCACAATACTTCCAAGACCACCAACAAGGCCAGCGCCAACGTCTTTGATGGCCGCGCCTACGGTACGCTCTTTGTCTTTCTCTGTGACGGACGGCGCAATAGGCTCATCAGTCATCCACTGATTGTTTATTAGATAGGCTTTTTCTTTTTTCTCATTAAATGCTGTCTGGCTGACGGGCATCCATTGCCCATCGACCAAGGCAACTACTTCGCCCGTTTCCGAGTTTGTGGCAGTTTGAATTGCCATAATTAATTTACCTTAAAGCCGGGTGGCGGTGGTGGCGCCTTACCCGTTTGTGAGGCCACTGGGCCAAACAATTCCTTCTTCAATCTAGCAATGTTCGCTTGCTGTTCGGGAAGCAGCGATGCGGACGGCGAGGCTTCAAGCTCTGCCAATTTCTTGACCATTTCTTTTTTGTATAAACCTTGGATGGTTCCTTCGCCCATTGTTTGCAATTCGGCGTTTGCTTTAAGTACGTCGCCTTTGTTCTTGGCTATAAGCGCTTTAAAAACTTGCTGAGTCGGCGTATCTTCTTTTGCACCAATCTGCATCGCAGTTCTGCGGTCAGCTCGCTCCTCTCCTCGGAGGGCAATAGCATCTTTAATCTGAAGATCAAGGATTTTGAGAGCCACTTCCCTGCTAACGTTATAACGCTCTTTAATATCTTTGACCATGTCTTCTGTAGCTTCAATACCAACCTTGCGCTCATTCATGCGCAGCTTGTGAAGCTGGGTGGCGTTCAACTCACCACGTTGGGCTTCTGCTGCCTCAAGGCGGTCTCGAGACTCTGAAAGCTTATCTCTCGCCGCAGCGACTCTATCGCGGTTAGCCAAGTAGCCTTTGACGCCGACACTTGCATCTGGATTGCGTTTTGACATCAACTCAGCGCCATACAGCAGCAAACCAATCCCAATGCCTTGGTTGTCCATGGCCGCAATTTCTTTCTCTTTGGCATCCTGACGTGCCCTCTGGCCCTTGGTGATGTCACCGTACTTCTCTTGTATCTTTTCTAAGCCAGCGGTATCTGCTTGAGCGGCCTCTTTCCTCTCACGAGCAAGAGCCTCAAGCTGAGATTTATATGGGCTTTCTGTTACAGCAACCTTGCCCATCGCTTCATCAAACAAACCTTGTATGCCAAGAGGTTTTGAGCTTGGCATGGCAACGCCTCTTGGGGCGGCAATTGGGGCGGCGCTTGTTGATGCAGGTGTTCGACCACTCCCAACACCAACTTCGGGCGGCAGGTCTACCACTTGAGGCGCGGCAACAGGAGACTTGGTTGGAGCGGTAATCTTTCCTTCTTCAATGTCTCGGATGGTCGATAAACCAACATTTTGCTTGTTATCGCGCAGAGCCTGCACTATGGCGTTAACTTGTTCTCTGCTTGGCTTTGGAGGCGCTGGACGATCATCCTCCATTTGGGCAATAGAACCGCCAAACTGAGGGTCCGTAACCAGACCTTCGTCAGCAAACGCAATGATGCCGCCGTTTGCACCGTAATATGTATCGTCAATTGGGATTTGACCAATGCCAGTGTCTTCGGGCATCTCTTGTTCGAACTCCACCTCCTCTGCGGGGATGGTGGCTCTAGCCATCGGGGCGATGTTTTCAATAGCGCTATCAACAACGGAAGCCTGTGGCTGAGCCTTGGCCTGCCTAGACCTGTCCATTGCTTTTTGCTGATCAGAGACAAATAGAGCCAGAGAGACAAGGTAGGGGTTTCCTGCGTTGTTCTGTGCGTATTCCTTCAACTGATCTCTGCTCATCGTTGCCAAGAACTCGGCAGTGTTGGAAAAGTCTTGTATTCTCATGACGTGCCTTACAACATTGAGATGGCTAACTCAGACAAGCCGCCTGACTTCATCTTTTTGGTGGACATGATGCCGCCCTTTTTACCGCCAAACATTTTTGTCGCCGCCGCGCCGCCTGCTGGCCCCATCAAATACGCACCGGCCAAGGATGTTCCAAGACCCAACGCCTGCTGCCCAAAGGATGGCCCGGGTGTGTATGTGCTGGATGTTGTGCCATACGGCGTTCCACGCATGATGTTTGACATGAACTCAAGCTGCTCATACGGGTACTTCTTCCCCTTGAGGAACTCTTCGTAGTCCGTTTGTAATTTTGATTGTTCTTTTGCTTCGCGCTGACCACCCGCTCTTTGTAAAGCGCCCAATGCATCAACTTCCTGAGCGAACTCGGCAGTGCCAAGCTCGCCAAGTCTGCCTGAAGCAGCCAAGGCGGCTTCAAGACCCTTCAAACCTAAGCCCTCACCAAACTGGCGCGAACTCTCACCAAACTGTTTTGTGCTTTCAGCCAGAGCCTGCTCTTTGTTGAACTGATCAAGCCCCTTTGTGTAAGCTTCTTGCAGTCCGCGAGCCTGAATGTCGCCCTTTTGTGTGGCTAGATTACGAGCAGCTTCGGCGTCCATGATGGCTTGTCGGCTACCGCCAAAAGCACCTGATTTAACAGCTTCTGCACCGCGCTGAGTGCCTTGAATGTCTGCCGCCCTCTGAGCTTCACGCTGCTGAATGTCAACCACGCTCTGCATGTACGGGTCCATGTACTGACCCGCCTGAGCACCAAACCCACCCGGCTGATAGTCTGACTTGTACGGGTCATAACTCAAACCTAGCGCTCTTTTTGAGGCTTCGCCAGCAATACCGGCGGCTTCACCAAGATTTCCAGACGGCCTTAGACTTTCAACGCCGGAGAAAAACTTGTTTTGTAGCGGGTCAAACTCAGCAATACGCTCACCGGTATAGGCTTGGTATGGGTTTTGTGTAGTGTCTGTGAGCGCTCTAGCTTTGCCAAGACCCTCCTTTGCCGCCTCTTCCATAAAAGGGGCAATTTCATTCTTGGTCGTAGATGTAGACCCGCCGCCGCCGTAGATGATGCGGCCAGCCTCTTTGCGGGTAACGCTGTCGCCGAGCGGCTCGCCAAATGCTTCAAGTTGTCTGCGTGAGAGGTTCATAATTTAACTCCTACAATCCTGTATTTCTCTTCAAAGCCGTATCTGGTCCAAAGACGGGCCACTGAATCTCTCGCAGCGCCTTCGATGCATGTGGCACCCATCGAGGCTGCGTAGGATTTTAACTGTTTAAACATATCATCGCTACTAATCAGTTTGCCGCCTATGGCAAGAATAAAACAGACCCTGTCATTGGGCCGGTTAAAAAACTGCACGATAGCCATGCCGTGGATTCCATCGTCGTCTGTCGCAACCAGTAAGCTCCATTGGCCCGTGGTAACCATGACCTTGGCCTGTTCGGCTGTGTACTCACCCTTTGAATGGGACAGCGCAGACTCAACAAAAGGCGCAACATGCGGCCATGTCTGATTAACCCATTCGTTGGGGACGTACTGAACGTTCATGCAGGAAGCAGTTTTTCTGCGCGGCTATTGACCGCTACACGGCCTTGCCCGATAGACTTCTTACGGGCATTCTGAACCCGCGCCAGCATTTGATAAAGCTTTCGAGCGCCAGCCTCGGTTGATCCATTGCCCAACTCAGAAACAATCCTCGCAGGAACGACAAACTCGCCATCCGCAAGCCTAGCGGGTTGCTTGTTGGCAATCGTTGCTGGGATGGAGTCCGAGACGCCATCGCCGGGGCCGCGCAAAAGTCTGCCGCCATCGGAGTAGTCTCCGAGATTGGCAATGCCGCCTTGGGCTAGGGCAGGTGTTCCTTCGCTTTGACCACTGATGTCTCCGCCGCCAATGCCTTCACCGCCGCCAGTATCGCTGCCCTGTTCTGCTGGGTTGCCCACACCCGACTGGTAACTTGTTAAACCCATTGGATTGTTCGAATACGTACCCCGGCTGTCTACAGGAACTCCGTAGTTGGGCTGGCTCGCCGGGGGGTCAAAAAAGTTTGCAATGCCGCCAACTATAGGACTTGATAAAGCACCGCTAAGTGCTTTAGCGGCCATCCCTCCGGGCACTACCATGCTTATAAAATCACTTACTTTTCCCATGCGGGCATCACGCGCACCGGGGATGTTGGCCTCGTTGTCAAGGAAAGCAGCAGTACGTGGGTCTAGCGGTACATCTTGGCCTCCATCACTGCCACTGCCACTGCCATTTTTTGCAAAAGAATTATTTATTGGATTATTGTCCGTCACTAGCGTATATTTTTGCGTTACCGGGTCATATGTGTACTTGGGCACATTAGAAGACGCCGCTGTAACACCGTCTATCTGAGTGTATTTGCCTGTGATGGGGTCATATGTGTATGTTGGAATGCCGCCAGCAGCCATTCTGGGAATATTAGAAATGCCGCCACTAGCAAAGCGCTGACCGCCATTAGCCATCAGCGTTTCCATCATGTTGCGATCCGACATGTTCTGCACGGTGTTTAAACCACCTAGACCGGAAGATTGCATTGGATAGTTCATGTCTTGACTTTCATATCGAGGTCTTTATGCGAAGCATTTGACTGTTAACCTGTACACCATCCTGCGTGTCCCTGTACACATCGCCAAGCCTTAAGGTGGCGAGGTCGGCTTCAGTTGGAAGCGTGTCAAGGTTAAAGTTTAACGCAGACCCAGCTATGTCGCCGGGGTTGTCTAACTGGTTGAAATACAGGCGTAGAGAGCTAAGCAGCACCTCCATATACTGCTGGTTGTATTCAGCCGGAGGACTTACTAAACGCGGAGCACGGACTAAGGGATTGCTCATCGCTTACCTCCGTCCGTCTGGGCGTATGTCGAGGGAAGGCACACCTAGCTGCCACTGCACCCCAAGGGTGTTTGAGCTAATTCTGAACGCCATTTGACGCCCACGGACCCTAACATACACGATCTGGGTGAACTGCTGCACCTCGTAGTTGCGGGTGGCTTGATAGTTTTGCGTACTGGTGACCGTAGGGGTTGCCGATGAACTGTAGTTTGAGCCGGGGTTTTGCCGAGGCCGCAACGTCAGCGTGACCGCTGGGTTATTCACTGTAGAGCCGTTGAATGTAACGTCCGGGATCATCCGGTAACCAAAGCCGTAGTTGTGCCCGTCCCCGATATTGATGTCGGCAGATTGGCAGAAAGATTCAATTGCTATTGGCGGGTTGACCGTGCCGTCGTCTACACCGCTTTCGTGATATATAAGCTGTCCGTTATATCCAGCAGCCATTGGCGAAGCTCGCAGCGGCGAGTCAAGCCACGCCGTTCTTTCAAGGTTGCCGTATGACCAGATTTTTTCTAAATGGTTGTAAATTACGTATCGGTCAATATCTGTTGAATTGGCAGAACAGTAAAACCACCAAATCTCGTTGTATGCCTCATTGGTTCCGGAAAAAAACTGGAACGTTTGAGATAGATTAATGTCGTTGAAAACATACTGACGAAGAGGGCAATACAGGGTTTCAACCCGCCCAGAATACATGTAGAACTTGTCCACACCCATCCAGTAGGCAATATTATTGGCCGTAGATGTTGCATTTGGGCCAGCTATAGACAAGTTGTCGGCAAGAATTTGGAAACCCCATACATATGGTGGGCCAAGGTATTGCATGGAATATAGAGCAGAGTCTGTCCACACCAAGATCTCTTGCCGCGACTGCATGGCGGTAATAATCTGAGAGCCTTCGCTAAGCGTGAAGCTACCCGCCTGATTTGTAATGGCCGGTGTCCACTGGGTATAGTCTTCTTGATCTGACCAGCGTACCAACATCGGATTCTGTACGGCGGAGCCGTAGTCGTTTACACCAAAACCAATGACAAAACGTGAGTTATCCGACACCATAACAAGGTTGCAAATGTCTGGAGTATCCCCAGCGGTCAGCAAGGTGCCACGATCAAAAATGTTTGGGTTGGCGTTGGTTTCCCAAAGATAAAGACCACCACCGCGTGGGTTAAAAATCAAGTCTTCGCCGTAGTTTGACTGACTCCACAGGCGAAGCTGAGTGCCAAGGCCAACACCTGCGGGTGCTGGCGAACCCCAGCCCACAGCACTAGAATTATCTTGCACTAAAGCGCCATCTAGGTGCGAAACTGCTAATGTTCCCGACTGCCCCCGCGTGCAACCAGTCAACGTATTGCCGCCACCCTTTGCCGCATACGTAATGATCTCTGCGTCAATTATGATTGTGCCCGAAGCAGCAAACGCTGAATTGGAGACTAGCGTGATGGTTGTAACGCTGTTATTAATTGCGCCATTAAGCGTAGAAGATACCGGCGTTGGAGGGTTTATACCGCCCCAGCCGCCAGAACCCCAACCCACACTGACTGTGTAAACATCAGAGCCGGTTGTAATTTGATACGTACCAACGGTAGAACTGCCTCCAGCACCAACATCAGAAGCGTTTGCTGCAACGGTGGAAGTAATCGTGTAGCTGTTGTTGCTGATAACGGTTACTACTTGATACTCTTTATTGAGCACGGTAGCGGTAATTGCCCCGCCAAGGCTGGCTGCACCACTGTACGTAACAAAGTCTCCCGCCTGCGCTCCGTGCGCGGCATCGGTAACTGTCAGGGTGGTCGAGCCGTTGGTGGCCGCAAAGGTTACATCCCCCGCAGCGGTTGTGAGGCGGATAGGCGTAATGTCGTAAAAAGTGCCGCCAGTGCCGTTCTGAATATAGAACTTGAGGTTTGTGCCAATGCCCAGCAGGTTGTAGCTAGACAGCGTAATCCAGTTAAACAGAGAGCGACATACACCCCAAAACGACCCCGCAGGGGGTGCTAGCGTAGCATTGGATGTGCCAGTATCTGCAACCCATCCGCCAATTTTTTCGGGATAGCCTGAGCGAAAACGCACCTTGTCCATCTCGAACCAAGTACCCTCGTTGGCTAGAGTTGTGGACTCTTTGTTGATTCCCGGTCTTAGCTGAAGTTTCTGTAGCGTCACGCTTACCTCACGCAGTTAGTACGTTAAGGGCGGAATTGATGTGCGCAACCCTGTCGGCAAGACCTATTGTCCCACCGTTTATCTTTTTTGTCATCCCCGTGAAGTCCTTGGCATCGGCTTCTTTGTTTAAACTGCGCTTGTTCCAGTACCACGCTGCGGTCAGGGCTGCGTATTCTTTGGTCAGCACAAGGTCAGGGTCTTTGACGAAGTCCACGCCCAAGGCATCCGAAGCCAAGCGGTAGTTGTCTTTGCCGGTCAACTGAATGAGGCCACGACCACGGAACTTCCAGCCATCGCCCTCATCGGTGTTGCCCATCCGGCCAGAGTAGACCTTGTTGGCGATCTTCTCGGGCTGGCGATGGAAAGGCTGTGCCGCGTCCTCTGACGGGAACCGGCTGGGCCATGTGGCGTTTAAACCCTTCGCACTGTAGTTCAGGTTCTCTTGCAGCGTCTTGAAGTTGGCAGACTCATGGGCACATTGCCCGATAAACGCAGCTTGGCGCTCCGGGGTGTTGATCTCAAAGCGGTTAAACGCCGCCGTCAGCGGCTCAAGCCATGACGGGTCGATGTGCATTTGCTCAAGTTGGTCTTCAGTCATTTGATTGCTGGAGCCTTAGAAAGAAGGTCTGTCTTGGCCTGTGAGCCAGCAGAGGAGCCAAAGTAGTAAGCAATGATGCCCGTCCAAGCGGTGGACAAACTGCCCAGCATCATCAAAATTGTAGGGTTGTTGCCGTCCACTTTGCCAAACATCATCATGCCAAGAATGCCAAAAAACCCGACGGTGATGATTGCAGCCAGTGCAGGTGGCACGATTGATCTTGTTGCTGCTTGCATGTCACGCGCAGACTTCCTGTCTTCAACTTCCAGCTTCGCAAAGTTAAGGCCAAGCTCCTGCGCTTGTTTCTGCAACTCGATCTCAGCGATCTTGACCTGAGCAATCTGCTCTGCTGAAAGTTTGTTGTTTCCGATAAGATCGCTAACTTCAGTAGGATCGACTCCAGTGGCTTTGCTGATGGCGGCTACAGCCATCCCCACCAATGGCCCCCCCATCGCCGAAGCAATTGTCGGTGCAATTTGTTTTAACCAGTCCATTACTGTTTACTCCTAGAAAGCATGGTTGCTGCGATTTGAAGCATGGCGCGGGTGTTGTCCATGTCTTCAGGCTGAGTAGCCCATCCGACTGTAATCTGGCCAACAAACCTGCCCGGCTCCGGTGGAACACTGATGCGGCACGTATAGGTGACGCCCTTGGCGATGTACCACAAACCCATTTCTGACTGCGCTGACTTGTACTCGCTGCACGGAATCTCGTTTGCCATGAGCTTGACGACATCCGAATTGTTGCCTGCGTTCTGTGTAAACAGCCCCACGTCCAGCCCGTCGTTCGTTTTGTCCCTGCCGTCCTTGGCATAGGCCCGGTGCAGGATGCGTGTGCCAAACATCGAGTTGACCTTAAATACCGCCACGATCTGTGCGCCAGACTGTTTAAACAGATGAGCTGCTGCGTCTTCTACGCGATCTTCAGCGATGCTTGGAATCTTCTTGGACTCCTTGTACGCCCCTATCAACAACTCTTGGTTTGTATATACAAAATAGCCCGCAAACGTGAGCACGGCCATGAGCACCATTGCAAAGAGACGGAAGGGGCTGCTGACATACGCCAGCACCTTGTCAACTAGGTTTAAACGCTCGTCGCTCATTTTTGCTGCTCAAGGATGCCAATGGTAAAATAAAGGATAACGCCAATCAAGCCGAAGAAGATAACCGCTAGCAAGGCCAACTCAACAACCTCATCCATTTCTGCTTTGCGCTTGGCCGCAGCTTCTTTTTCTCTGCGTGCATCATGGGCAGACTCCACATCCATCGCCGCTGCTCTGGACTTAATCTTGTTCCAGACGTCTACCTTCCCCGCCTGCATAAACAGCAGTTGCAACTCATCCTCAAACCGCTTGGCTTGATCGAGCGCCATTTCAATCTGGATGGCAGTGCCCATTGAGGACTTGGACTTCTTGGCGGCAACAACAGCCTTGGTGGCGGTGGACTTCGCGTCAAAGTATTTGCCCAGCACAGGGCCAAGGGAGCTTACATCGTCAACAGTCTTGCTGACCTTTTTAATCAGTGCGACTGCTGCCTGTATACCCGCTAGGGCGCTTATGGGGTCGATCATTTCTTACGCCATTGCAAGCACCAGACCAGCAGACGGTCAGGCGTCCACGTCCACTTCACGCACTCAAATACGGGCGATTTTGCCGCTGGCGGTGGAGGTGGCAGGGAGTCCACAATTTACGCAGTCCGATGCCACACATACACAACAATGTACGGCTGGAGGTTGGCGTTAGTGCCAGAGACGCCTGCGGCTACGTTTGTTGTTGCGACTGTGATGTCGGTTACGGCGGTTCCAGTATTTACTGCTCCTCCTGCGGTACTACCTGTTGTATATCCCGCACCGCCGCTGACAGGTGTTGAACCACCCCTTGCAGTTGCTGAATGGAAGTGGCCCGGGTCAGTGACAATGGAAGTCGCGGTATGGTTATGGCTAACCACCACTGCATCAGCCGAACCGCCCGTAGCGCCTGCGGTAAACCCGCCGCCATCACCAATTAAAACCCTACCTGCGCCAAAGGCTGTCCAAGTGCCAAAACCAAGCAACGTGGCAGGATTCGTTGCGTTGGCAGCGTTAAAGTAGAGAGAGCCGACTGGGTGTTGGGCCTCAATTGCCGCTTGGACAAACGCCGTGGTTGCAAGTTGAGTATTGTTTGTACCCAGCGTCTCGGTGTTGCTCGTGCAGTTGTCCAGCGTGCCAGATGTGGGGGTTCCAAGAATGGGAGTTACCAGCGTTGGGCTTGTGCTCAGGACGGTGTTGCCTGTGCCTGTAGAAGTGGTTACGCCTGTGCCGCCGTTAGCCACCGGAAGAACCCCGGTCAGGTTGGCGGCTTCGATGGTGTAGAAATTCGTTGCGTCACTAAAAACAACCAGCTTCTTAAATGCTGGGACTGCGATGCCTGCGCCCGCTGCGGTTGTGTTGCCCAGCACCGTGGAGTTGTAGATCGTTGCTGTGTAGGCAGTGGTGTTGTAGATGATGTAGGTCTTCTCCTGCGGGGGAGCGTAGACGGCAAAGTTGGCTGTGGTCGTGGTAGTCAGTGCAATGACGGCATTTCGCGCTTGGTCAGGCGCACCGTCCAGCGCAGTGAAGGCTTGGTTGGCCGAGGTAACGGACACCGACACATACCCAGCAATAGCCGACTCAATGATCGTGCCGAGGTTGGTGTTGGTCGTGGTGTCCCACGTACCAGCTTGTTCACCAGCGCCAATCAGTTCGATCCGCAGTGAGGAGGAGTAGGTGCTTGCCATAGGAGTCCTTTAGTTCGGGGTATTTTCGCAGGTTTACGGCGTACTGTCAGCCGCTGCTTCTAGAGCGGTGATGATTGTCTTTAGGGCGGCAACATCAGTAGCGGCGTCAACAGCAGTCTGCATCTCAGCGTACTTGGTGCGAATGGCGGCACGGTCTTCTTCAGCAGCCACTGCCTCAGACGGAATGGTGGCCTTCACATCTAACGGTGCAAACTCTTGGGCGCGGGCGGCTCTACGCGCATCATGCGTGATGGCCTTGGCCTTGGTCAGGTTGATGGTAATCATGCTGTGTATTCCCATGCGTTGCGGAATGTTCGGTCTGATGGAATGTCTGCAACATCAACGATGGCGTACTCAGCGCCCTCTGGAATATCTTTCATGCAGGCTTCAATGGTGTCAGCGGGGACGATGACAGCAACGCCGCCATCAGTTGTTTTATAAATAATTCGTTGGGTCATGGTGTTCTTTCAGCGGAGCAAAATAACATTGCAGTCATAAACATCTTGCAAAGTTCCGGTAGTGGTGCGTGCGCTCAGTCTAACTGCGGTTGTAGTTTTTGTAGTTGGCGCTGCGGTTGATGCGCTGGAGGCAAGGCCTACAACCATTCCCGCGCCGCCATTTGTAGCAATCCCGCCCAATGCGTAGTTTATATCTGGCAGCGCAGTTGTAAAGTTAACCGTGTAGTCACCAGTCCCATTATCAGTAATACTCGACACATTACCACTAGCATTAATCGCCACAGTGCCTGTGCCGTTAAAGTTCACCCATGCGCGGCAACCGTAGGCCACAGCAGCAGAGCCGTAGCCAGAGTTGAACGAGAAGTTACCGCTGGAGTCGATATACAAGTTAGTGCTCTTAACCGAGCCAGCATCGTTCATGGACTGAATAGCAAAGTCACCTGCCGCAGTGATCTGCGTGACCAATCGGATGCGCTTTAGGTTAGTACCCTGATTTGTGCCGTCAAAGACCAAGCCGGGGTTGCCCGTGGAAGACAATTGCAGAAGGGCCGTTGGCGAAGCCGTCCCAATCCCCACATTGCCGCTGGAGTCGATAGCCATCCTAATGGCGTTAGATGTCTGGTCGTAAAAAGCCAGCCTACCGCCGCCAACAGCACCAGACGAATTGTTGGTAGAGCCAATCCAATATTCAACTCCACCTGTTCCTGTATTGTTGATGGTGAATTTTGTTTCCGCGCTTGTACTTGTAAGCAGTCCAGAGCCTACGACATGCAACTTTGCACTTGGCGCAGTAGTCCCAATGCCCAAATCACCTGCGTTAGTAAGACGCATTCGCTCTGAACCACCAACTTGACTAAAGACCAAATCAGGTGTTGCGGAATTTGATGCGCCTATATAGTAAATGCCAGTTCCAACGCCATATCGAACCCCCAACGCATAGATTTCTGAAGCCGCTACTAAATCAGTTCTTCCACCTGAGACATGAAGTTTTGAAGTTGGCCCCGTTGTCCCAATTCCCACGTTGCCGCTTGCGTCTTTGTAGAACTGACCGCTGCCAAGATTGACGATGCCCGTGCCGCCTGTCAGCGTGGTGCTGTAGGCGAGGGACGTAAACGCACCTGTGCTGGCTGTTGTAGCCCCTACAGTCCCATTTATGTTGATGGAAGCTGTGCCTGTCAGGTTTGTCACCACACCGGAGGCTGGAGTGCCAAGAGCAGGAGTAACCAGTGTGGGGCTAGTCGCAAATACCAAAGAACCAGAGCCTGTTTCGTCAGTAACGGCAGATGCAAGATTGGCTGAACTTGGCGTAGCAAGAAAGGTGGCTACGCCCGTACCTAGACCACTGACACCCGTGGCAATAGGCAAGCCTGTGGCGTTTGTTAAGGTTGCCGAGGAGGGAGTACCCAAAGCAGGAGTTACCAATGTGGGGCTGTCAGAAAGAACGACCGAGCCTGTGCCCGTAGAAGATGTAACGCCTGTACCGCCGTTGGCTACCGGCAGGGTGCCGCTGACATGGGTTGCCAGACCAATCTTGCCGTAGCTTGGGGCTGAACCAACACCGCCTGAAATCAGGGCGTTACCAACAGCTACGTCGGCCAGCTTTGCCAGAGATGTAGTGGTGTCTGCGTAGATCAGGTCGCCCACAGCGTAGGAAGTCTGGCCCGTGCCGCCCAGTGGGGCTGATACTGCGGTGAACCCCGTAGCCAACGAACCTGCTGCCAGTGCGCCTGTGCCTGTGAGGCCGGTGTAGGAACCCGAGATGCGACCAGACGGCAGGGTACCCGAGGTGATGTTGGCTGCGTTGGTTGTGTCCGTTGTAGCCGAAGCGGCTAGCCCCGAGACTGCCCCAGAGGCAATGGCAATGCCTGTGTTCGTGACGCTGGTAACCTGCCCCTGCGCGTTGGTGACGAACACCGGGACGTTGGAGGCGGAGCCGTATGTACCGGCTGTGCCTACGGCGGTTATGTTGAATGTGAACGCTGGAGACTCGTTCAGCCCTGTACCAGCCGTGTAGGTAATTGGCGCAGCGAACTGCTGGAAAACAATCGCTGTTGTACCAACTGTAATAGGCGGAGCAGTCTGCTGAACCCAAGCAGTATTAATGTTGGCAACACCGCCGGTTACCAAGAAGAAGTCGCCCTCGTCGATCTGGTCAACACCCGACCCAGCGGTATCAAAATCGGTAGCACGGGTCAAGATGTATGGCGTTCCAGCGGAGCCAACCTGCGTAACTGTGTAAACACCGTTGTTTGCTTGCGTGACTTCGTTCTTGACCAGAACCCGGTTTGCGACAACCGTAAGCGTTGAGTCCACAGACAGAGCGCCGTTGGCGTTTGCTGTAAGAGTTGCCCCTACCCCAGATGTCCCGTTGTTGTACGTATTGGCTGGCAGCGCAGCGGTGGTTGCCAACTCCACGGCTTCATGGAAGTGAATGCCCGATGCAATAGCGTCAGCGTACTGCTTGTTGACAATATCTGTGTTGCTGGTTGGAGCCGTTGTGATTGTGCCCGTGGTCAGCGCAATCGAACTAGCCGTCAGAGCATTAAAAGTGTTCTGAACGGGGTAAGCACCTGCCGTATCCAAATAGACTGCACGCTCTGCTGGGTACGTAACAAACACGTCCTTGGAACCTGCGCTGAAAGACACCTTACTGCCCCCGGCGCTGGACTCAAGAACCGTTGTTCGTGTGAGAGTAGGGCCAGACGTTGTGTACGTGCCAATGCCCACCTCCCAGTCGCCTGTGATCGCATCCGTAGCGGCGTAGTAAGTGACGTTGCCGTCTCCAATAACGGAAAAGTTTTGGAACCCAAGAGACGCGCTTCCGAGGGTGAAGTCGCTTGTGCCCGTAGTTGTGGTCGTAACTTTAACGCGGTCTTTTACAACGAATGCCATTTTTGTTCCTTACGATGGCAGGATAGTCCAACCGGGGGCTTGTGTGTCTACAACATCACTCCATCCGGGTGTCTGCGGGTTGTTTATATTTTGCCAGTTCGGCGTCTGACTGTTACTTACTGCCACCCAAACCCCGCTTTGTGCGTTGTTTATATTTTGCCAGTTTGGCGTTTGGCTGTCATCAATTACTGCCCATACAAGCACTCCGCCGATATAGACATAAAGCTGGATGCCGGTTGGATATACATTGGCTTCTCGCAACGCTGTAAACGTCGCTACAGCGGAGGCCACTTCGGCTATTGTTCCGTTAAACACCGCCGTGTTGGTTACAACAGCAGCCCCAGACGCCGCCTCTGAAATACTGACAGCAAACAGTGCCCCCCGCGTCATATCCGCTGCGCCCGAAGCTGCTTCCAAGATAGACGCAAGTACCACGGAGTTTGCCGTGGGTGTAGCAAGTGTTGTAGCGCCTTCTGCCACACTCCCCAACATCGTTGCAATAACTGTCTGAGCCGCTTGGGTTGACGCCGCCTCTGCTATCAAGCCCGCAAAAGTAGCTTGTGCTGTCTGTGCCGAAGAACTAGACACCGCTTCGGTAATTACGTTATTGAAGATATTGTTGATCGTATTGACAGCCGCCGCAGTGGACGCAGCTTCTGCATTGGTGGCAACCAACACGTTGCCAAAAGAACTTACGGTGCTTGCGGAACTTCCGACTTCAGCTACTGCAACGTCAATCACCGCACCCCCGCTGCCTAGAGCAGCAAACGGGGCTTGGGCAAATGTTGCGTAGCCAAACACCTATCCGCCTTTAGGTGGCAGTCAACGAGAATGTGTAGGTGACGTTCAATGTGTCGCCGCTGTCCACGAGCTTGTCGCCGCCAGTGAAGTCACCAGCAGAGAACAAGATACCGGAGGTGCCGCTATCCACGGTACACAAGAAAGCACCAGCGATTGTGACCGTAGCGTTCATAGCAAACGACGCTGGGGAGGCCGAGTTTGAGATCACCGACGGATTGGCTGTAGTGGCCGTGCCGAATACCGCTGCTTTACGAGCACCAGCGTAGGCTGAGCTTTCCGTCCAGCCAGCATGGCTAGCCAGCGTATCTCCAGCAGCAAACGTGGTGCCAGAACCGGGGCCGGTTACCAGACCCAAGAAGGGGGTGGCGGTATATGAAATACCCTTAAAGTAGTCCGTGACCATGTCCTGCACGCCCGTGTTCATGACGAGGTTGTGGAACGTGTCCGTCCACTTGACTTGACCGTCAGGGCCAACACACTCAACGGAGTACACGCCGCCAGCGCCAAGGGTATCAAACGCTTGCTTGTTGGCGATCATGCCTGCTTGCACGGCGTCTTGAGTCTTGCTGTTTTCGATAGGCATAAAAGCTCCTGTTTAGCTTATTCTGACGATTGCGCTGGTGGCATCGGCGGTTGGGAAAATGATCTGAAACGTGTCGTTGGTGACCGTCTTGTCTGCACCAAAGTCCAACACCGCTACGGACTTGTTGCCCTCAGTGCTGTTGTAAATCAGAGCGCCACGCGCCGTAAACGATGCGCTTGCCCAAGATGAATTGGAGAAGCTAACAAACGCTGTGGGCACACTTGACTGATTGTTACCTGATGTAGGGCTGGTCGAGATGACAAGCGTGTTGCCGCCCGCCGTGTAGCCCGTGCCAACAACTTCTCCTGACGTTGTATATACAGTGGTTGTCGGGCCAATATTTGCCGCCGCTGTGTACAGCGCAACCTTAAAGGTGTCGGGGGATGCGGGGCCAAAGCTGTGAATTGCTTGAAGCAGTTCAACTTTAAAGCTCGTCGTTGCGGTTTGTGCGATGGTCATGTTACTGCCTGTCTATATTGGCCGGAACGATAAGCGTCTTGACGCTCCATACCGTCACCCAAACGTTTTGCGAGAGCGAGAGCTTCTTTGTACTTGCCATCGTACAAGGCCATCATGTCAGCCTCACCCTTCATGAAGGTATACGCTTCAACCAAGCTGCCATACAGCAGCACCGTGTCAAAGTTGTCACCCAGCCATGATGTACTCGCTGTTGCAATCGACTGTGGATAGTAATAGTAGTGAAGCTCTACGGAATACGTGGCATCTGGCGTAGGCCCAAGGATAAACGTAAGCTCGTTTGCGGAACTGCTTTGAGAACCAAACAAGGCGTAGTACTTGGGGATGGCTGTATCAGTCGGCTGCGGGTATGCCTGACGAATGAAGTTTACGTCTTTGTTCAGCAAAAACTCATACGCGCCAAGCGCGTCAACCACTGCAATTGAGTACACGGCCAAGAAATCATCTGGACAAGCCAAGTACTTGTTGTTAGCCGTGACGCTGCCCGTCACATTCTTGCGAATGGAGGGGAACTGAACCGTGTTGTAGATGCGCTGCTCCGCCTGCTCGACGAACACCGGAATGTTGTCAATGAAGTCTTGGTCGAAGTTCTGCGTGTAATCGCAGATTGCAGCGGTCAACTCGGTGTAGTTCACGCCATTGGTCCCCGTGCCGTGATGCCTTTTGTGGCTGCGCCGTTACCACGGGTCACTATGCCTGTGGTTTTGGTGGGCTTGTAAGCGTTGCTGCGGTTGTTGCCAACAGACACGTTTAAATCCTTCATGTACTGATCGTTGTCACATGGAGGAATGACCGCCTTTGTTGGGGCTGGTCTGGTTTTATACGATATGGCCATTTTTAACTCCTTAAGTGGTAACTGTAACTGTACCAATTTGCACGCCTAAAGCCAAGAGATTTGGCGTCAGCGCATCATCAAAAAACCTAGAGCCGCCCACTGGGTTCCATCCCCATTGGATGTTCCGGCTACCCCCGGTAGGGAACCCTGCCACGTTTAAACCTGCCACCACATACGTTGAGTCCCTGCGGGGGTTGCGTACCGCCTGCGGGTCATCAACCGGATACATGCCCAACTGAAGCTGTGGCTGATCAGGGTCAAAACAGGATGGACATACCAGCGTGTTGACCACCTTGGTTTTGACGATCTCTTTTCTCAGGTTGGTCAGTTTAAACTGAAAGCCACACCTGTCGCACATGGCAATGCTATTTTTGCCAGATGCATAACGATTGCCCATTTAAGTTCCGCTCCCCAGATACTGACGGCGCGGGACAAACCGGATAGCTGCTTTTTCGCGGTCTTCATCCGAAGCGAGTTGCCACGCCTCATCGTATTGCTGTTTGAGCATGGGTAAACGCTCAAATCCCGCAGGGATCTTGCCAGCTATGTAATACGACAAGCCAGCCGCCATGCACGGAACGAACCGGAAGGGCACGTCCATGATGTTGACACCCCCACCAGCATCCTGTGTCCGGCGCAAGCGCCAGTAAGCCAGCGTATAGGTCTGTGAGCCATCCGGCGTGGGCCAGACGGTGACGGCTGGCAATTGCTCCCAGTACACCGCTGCACCAGTGGTATGGGCGGCTGCGGTGGTGTTGTTCTGAGCGCGGAAGCAGTTATTCAGGGTATTACCTGAGATGTAGCTGTAGTTGATGGTCTCGTTGTCAATTTTGACAAAGCCGGAGGCTGGTAGGCCCACAGTAGAACTGAGGGTAATCGTTGTGGCTGTCGAAGTAATAGTACCGTTCAGCGTCAGACCAGTAGGCGAGCTTTGTGCGTTGTACCGTTGAATCCAGATCTGGATGGGCCGAGCCTGCTGAATTTTGTTTGGGATTGTGGCGTAGGTTGATACGCTGATCCGGGTGATCGTCAGGTCTGCCTGTGTAGACGTTGAATTGGCGCCAGTGCGGATGACGTGCTCGAGCAGGTCAATGGTGTCAGATGGCAGGGCGTAGGTGTTCTGGCCCTGCACGAAGGTAATGGTTCCCGGCTCAATCGACCACATGTTGATGCCGCGATTGGCCCAATCAGCAAACATGATGTTTAAACTGCGGCGGGCGGTACGTAGGTCATAGCCGGTACGCAGTTCGCCCCCGGCGCGTTCAAACGCCTCCTCGACCAAATCGGTTAGGTCAAGGTTAAACGCGGAAGAGCCGGAAGTGTTTGCCATTATCTAAACCCTGCTGTTTTCTTTGCGATCTTCTTTGGTTGTGCTACGAACTGCTTCCCGGCGGCTTTTCCTGCTCGCTTGGCTTTGGTCGTTGCAGCGTACTCAGAAGGGCTGAGACTTTTAATCGCAGCGCTTGGAAGGTATCTTTCGCCTGTTTCAGAAGATTTTTTACCACTTTTCGTTCTCCATTTTTGGTCGCCCCAGTTTTTCAGGGACTGCTGTGGGGCTTTCATATCAGTCTTTGTAGCCGCCGCCAGCGGCTTTGTAGCGTTTAGCCATCAATTGGGCCTTACGGGCTGACCACTGACCTGCGCCCGTACCCTGTACTGCGGCAGCTTTGATGCTGTTAAAAATGCGCTTACGCAGCCCGGGCTTGGTGTAGTTGCCAGCAGCGTTGACCTTGCCACCCTTGGCCATCTTGGCTGCTTTCGGCAATTTATTGGGGTTTACGGCCCCCATGCCACGGCTGGACATCAAAATTGAGTCTCCCAACGTTGCCCATTAACGATTTTATGGATTGTAGGCTGCCCCACTCCAAAAACACAGCTTATTTGAGACTGGCTAAATTTACCGCTGGCGTATAATTCTCGAATAAACAGAATTTGGCTGGCTACAAGTTTTGACATTCCATTTGCGGCTCCGAACTGTGGTTTCCCGCCAGACCTACCTTTAGCAACGCGGTCAGCAACATTGTCCGCATTAGTACCAATAAACAAATGCGCTGGATTCACACACTTGGGGTTATCGCACGAATGTAAGACATGCAAATTGGAGTCGAGCGAATCAAGCAACCCGTGCAAAACCGCCGAAACCCGGTGTGCTGTTCTACTTAGCCCTCTGTGTACATAGAACCACCCATAACCAATCGGCAGACAGTGGGCAGTCCACTCCCAGCAGCCGCCGACGCCCTGCTTATTGACCTTCGGCCAAAAGCGCACATCAAGGGAAGCTGCCGTTTTACTCATACCATCCTGCCTTTGGTCTTGCCACGCTGAGCAATACCATCACCGCGTTTAGATGTAGATGATACAGCGCCGCCCGAAGCCATTTTCTTGACTGGAGCCTTTGCTTTGACTGCGCCGCCTTTTTTCATAGCAGGTAGGAATTGTGAACCTAGGCTCATCCTTTCGCCAATTGGTGCTGCTCTGTCGCCGAGTAAACCGCGTAGTCCAGTCATACCCCCTCCTACACCGATTGGTGCTGGTGAAGTACCAACCGGCCCACCATCAGGCGTTGGCTCTGCAATACCTTTGTATTTTCTGTAAGCCGCGTCTTGCGCCCGCCCAACCGACCCAGAGCCTACGCTGCCAAAGTACGGAGAGTCGTACATATCCATCGTAGCCGGTTTACCTGCCGAGTCTTTTTGAAACCCCTTGTACTCAGGCGAACTATAAAAAGCATCTTTTTTTCCCACCACCGGTTGGGGGGTTGGTGGTGCCAGTCTGGGTGCAATAACAGGTTTTGCCACCGGTCTGGGTGCAATAACAGGTTTTGCCACCGGTCTGGGTGCCATGACCGGTTTTGCTGCAACCGGTTTGGGTGCCATGACCGGTTTTGCTGCAACCGGTTTGGGTGCCATGACAGGTTTGCCCATCACAGGTTTAGGTGCGACCGGCTTAGGCTTAAAAATCGCCATATCAAACCATCCTTCCACGAGTTTTGCCGCGCTGAGCAATGCCGTCGCCACGACGTGCGGTGACCTTGCCGCCCTTTTTCATCTGGACGGGGGTTGCTGTTGCGGGATTCTGTTCCATCTGTGCGGCGTCTGCTGCCCCTGCGTTGACCTGAACTAAGGGCGAGTTGTTGCCCAGACCAACAGAAGGCGTCGGCGCCGCAGGAGCCGACATCTGCCCTTGCCCAAACGGGTAGTTGGAATTTGCAACTACGCCGCCGTCGTCAAACCGTTTTGCTCTTTTTGTAGCCATGATTACACCATCCGGCCTTTTGTGTGGCCCTTGGTGATGCAGCCATCAGCACGAGTGACACCACCGGACTTAAAGCGTTTGCCCATCTCCGTGCGAGTGGTTGGCGCTTTCTCCGCCGCCTTCTTGGCTTTTTCATCAGCCATCGTCTGCTTCATAGCATCTGTAGGTGGGGCGTCAGTGCCGCCAGAACGGGCTTCTTCTCTGGCTTTCTTCGCCAGAGTTTCTGCGTCAATTGCTGCTTGCTTTGCATCAGACATAATTAGTAGATCTTTCCGCGAGTTTTGCCACGCAATGCGATACCATCACCACGCTTAGAGGCTGTAGAGCTTTTGACAGATCCGCCATGGGCCATCTTTTTGACTGTGCCGCCTCTTTTCTTGGATTGTTTTGCTGCCGACGAAGCTAAACCTTGAAATTCATCGAGCAGATTGGCATCAATGCCTTCTTCGGCTTGTTTTTTAAGAATGGCTCGCTTCTGGGCACCCACCCGAGACGCTTCTTTAGCGGCTTGTCCCGCTTTATACATCTTTCTGCCCTTATAAAGAGCGCCAGTAAGTAAACCCAATCCCGCAGCGCCAGCACCTAAAGTGCCAGCCTCTAAGCCCTTTTGAGTGTTTTCCGCTGAAGGCGGTTTAAAAGCTTGGTCAATGCCAGCTTGCCGCTCTTCTTTGGTGGTTGCAGTCGGTTTAGCAGCAGCAGGCGCCGCAGCCGGAGTTTTAGCTCTTGCATCTACCGCTGCTCTCCTAGAATACTTTCTAAGATCATCCGTAGCATTAGCTGAACTAGATGCAGCAGCAGGTCTGGAGGCGGCAGGCTTTACCTTGCCAGCAAGAATTGCCGCATTCTGAGCTTGAGCCACTGGAGATGGAGCCATTCTTTTTTCATCGCGCATGCCTTCTGCGCGGCCACGAGCCATCATTTCTGACATCCGAGCGGTCTCGCCTGCTTCAGCGTCTAGCTGTTCAGGCGCATAGCTGCTTTTTGCAGGACGGGCGGCATTCATTTCATCAACCATGCGGTTGGCAGCAAGCTCACTCGCTGCGTCACGATCCATCTTTGCACGGCCAGCCCCAAGGCGGTTGTATGCCTGTGAGCCTTCTTGATCGATGTTGCCCATACGAAGACGCTCAAAGAAACCCATGGGAGCATCCTTGTTCGAGGCGGCAAGGCCAGCCATCTTGTCGGCAGTTTCTCCGCCCTCTTGAAAGCGACGAACGCGCTTAACGGGTTTTTTCATTGGTTTCTTTGTAGCCATCTTGTACTCCAAGTTAAATGATCTTGCCTTTGGTCTTGCCGCGAGACTCAATGCCGCCGCCTATGGAGTAACCCATGCCGGTAACCTTTTTGTTCACGGGGCCACCTTTTTTCATCTTGCCTTCGCCATCTGCGGCAAACGCTGGAATCTTTTTGCCGTCTTTCATGACCATGGGCATGCCGCCCTCTTTGAGGCCAGCGTGAGCTTTAGAGGCGGGTTTGGCTGCGTGTTTGGCAAGAGCAGCAGGCATGCCACCCTTTTTCATGCCCATTTCAGCCCTCTCGTGCTTGATCATGGACTTGGGGGCACCAGCTTTTTTCATGAAGCCGATTTCTTTCTTCACCATTGCCTTGGATTCTTTCATGTCGCCACCTTTTGAAAATTTGCGGCCCTTGTCCGCTGTTGAAAAGTCTTTACCCACGGACTGTGGAACGCCTACTTTCTTGGCGAATGCTGGGTTATTTGCCACAGCCGCCATGAAATTATGTTGTTTCTTGCTTGTGCTTGGCATCATTTCCCCGCCTGAATAAGCTGGTCAATCTTGGCCTCAAGGCGGTTGAACCGCTGGTCAATGTGCTCAGTTATTCGCTGAACTTCTGCTTTAGTTGTGTAATCACGGGCAATTTCCTCTCGTGTTATGTTCAAAAGCCGCTCAAGACGCTTTATGTCTTCGAACTTCTCTCGCACAAAGAACCACAGTGCGCCCATAAACACCGATAGAGCGCCCGACCATATGATGTTGATGTCCATCTCAGCACATCTTTCCACGGGTTTTGCCGCGCTGGGCTATGCCGTCTGCACGTTTAGAAGCCGAGACTGCGCCACCTTTGGAAAAAGGCTTTCCGCCGTATTCTGGATCATACTGATAATCCCGGTCGCCTCTATCGATGGATTTTTGCTCTGCTTCAATATCCCGGGCAAGTTTATCGCTGTAGTCTTTTCTACCTTTGGAGCCAGAATACTTTGGGCCGCCAAAAAAAGGAACGAAATTCATGACATCGCCAGCATAGCCAGCCGCCTTAGAACCCAAACTCTCGTTGCTTTCTTTTCGATTTTGCAAGTCTTTAAGGCGTTGCTTGTCCGTAGTATTTTTGGCGGCCATGTTTACCTCAGCACTTCCATCTCTTCAGAGCAGCCGCCTTGCGGGTGGGCTGGCCTTTTTCATCTTTGAGCGGCCCGGGCATCCCTGACATCCGTGCGCAGAACGAATCCTTGCGCTTGCCGCCCTGCGGCTGGGGAGCCTTCAGGTTGCTGCCCGTAGCAGCGTTGTACTTAGCACGGCCTTTGGCAGTCAGACCCGCTCCCTTGGAGATCGGGAGCTTTTCGCCACGACCAACCGAGAGAACCGGGCCTTTCTTTTTAGCCATAATAAATCTGCGCTGCGTCAATGGCGTCCATATAGGCGTAAATCCCATTTACTGCCAATACACCTTCGCCGGGAACAAGAGGGGCATTCTGGAACTCGTCTGATGAGTGAGTTTCATAAGTTAACAGCCAACGATTTACACCACTGACATAAATCGCTGCTGGGGTGCCTGTAATATTCCCAGTATTGATGTCTTTGATCGTAAACGCATCTGCGGTTGTTACAGTAATGGGGTAATTTCCATCAGTAGCAGAGCCGCCCGAACCGCCGTCAAAGTGAATGCCAACTACAGTACCAGTTGTCAACCCATGCGCAGTTTTACCAATCGTCACGGTTGTGCCGCTACGACCATAAGTTACGCTTGAGGTTACTGGGGCTACGGTTGTGTCAAACAAAACCAAAGTTCCGGAAGCGCCGTAAAAAGAAACGCCTTTTACACGGTTACGCCCAAGAACAAAAAAACCGCTTTGGTTTAAATGACCTTGTCTTACGTCATACTGCATCGTCATGTTGTTGCTCCAGTTCTGGTGATGGGCGATCTAATTCGGTCAACAAAACATCCACCATTGCAATTGCTCCGTTAGCCTGTTGGATGAGGTCCAGATACTTTTGCCGTTGCTCAAGTGCCTGACCCCTTAACCCCAACAGGTAGTCCTTATCTAACTCGGCCATTAGGCGTTGAAGTTAGCGGCAGTAGCTGCCAGCAGGTAATAGTCACTGCCAGCAATCTTCACGCGAAGACCGTGCGTAATCTCGTTGACGTTGGTAATCGTGCCAGTAGCAGCCAATTTGGCACCGGCAACAGTTACACCAGCCAGATTTAGCAGGTAGCCGTTGGTATCGACAGTAGCAGCGCCAGCGCCATTAAGCGAAGCGTAAATCATCGAAGTGGCTGCGCCAGTAGAAGCGCCAGAGCCAGCGTTCAACTCGATTTCAACAGGAGCGTAGGTTCCAGAAGATGTACCGGCAGACAGGGTCAACTCAGCAACAAAGGCTGAACCCAGACCAGTTGTGCGACCAGTAGCGCCGTAGGTGACTTCGGCTTTTAGGGCGTTAGAGAACGAACCCAGAGCAACGTTAGCGCTCATCTGGAACAATGTGCGTCCGCCCGTGCCGCCAACACCCGTCATCGTGACGGCAGTGGTGCTCGCATTAAAAGCTGCGGCACCAGTGGAAGAATTGGAAATTGTGGTAATGAAGCCGTTTTGCGAAGCAACTGGGCCGGAGAAGGTGGTTAATGCCATGATATGGTCCTTACATGCAAGTTAGGCGTATCTGTCTGCATGTCGTCAGCCGGGACTGTCAGATACACCGGAAAGCCCGGAGTGGCATCTTTATACCATGCCGTTTAAACTTGTGCAAGAAAAAAGGGGCCGAAGCCCCTTTTCTCATTTTCCCTTACGCGCCGGGTGATCCGAAGATGCCCAGTGGGTCAGAGAAGCCGAAGCTGTAACGCTCACGGGCTTTGTAACGGACGTTGCCGGTGTCGAAGTCACCATCCATGGATGTTGTCATCGCAGCACGCTCGAAGTGCTTCAAACCGTTAGGAACGTCTGTGGTCAAGAACCAAGCATTCGGATCGGTCAGATAGTGGTTAACGGTGTAACCAGCAGAGATGGTGCCCATTGACTTCAACGCATTGATGTCGTTGTCAGCGGTAGCAACACGCAGTTCGGTGTCCAGCAAACGCTTTGCCACGAACATCAAATTTGGTGGGATCACCAGTTTGACGGGCTTGGAAGCGATCAACAGACCACGCTCATCCACCCAAGCAGCGATCTGAATGGTTGCGGCTTCCAAAGAAGTCTCATTCAAATCAGCAGGTGTGGATGGGGTGTTGTTGTTTACACCACCGCTAACCAGCGGGTGACCGACCAGTTGGGCAGAACTGTTGTAGCCGAACAGAGACACGCCGTCACCACCGAGGGCGGTACCGGAGAAGCCTGTATTCAGAACAGCAGCAGCTTTGACCTGTTTGGTGTAAGCCATACCGCGAGCCAGAGCTTTGGTGTAGCGGGCAGACAAACTGTCGTACAGGTTGTCTTCCACTGCTTCTTCAGTGATGGAGAAGCCCAGAGCGATGGTCTCGTGGGTGTAGCGTGCAGTAAAGGCTTCCTGCGCGTTGTCAAAAGCGATGGACGAACCCTCGTTTTTAACAGGTGCAGCGCCGAAACCGGACAGCTTGGTCTCTTCCTCAAATGAACGCTCAGAAGATTCTGTTTCGTACAGTTCTTTGTGCTCTTCGCCGTAGCGAGCATATTCCAGACCAAACAGTGCGTTCAGACCGGGGAGCAGTTCTTTAAGTAGTTGTGCGCGTGAAATAGCCATGATTTAGCTCCTTAGATGCCAACGGCGTTACTGAAGGCGTGTGCGCCGGGATTGAACTTAACCAGAACATCTGGGAAAGCGTCAGTCACAGGGGATGCAAAGCCGATGATTTTGAACGCAGCAGCGGCGGTCTGAGTGGTTGACTCCAATGCGCTGGTCGAGTTACCTGTACGGGTAGAACCTGTAGAGGTGGACTGCACAGCAGCAAAGAAAGTGTTCGCACCGAGGTCCGACTGGTCAGCAACGCCGTCCAGTTGTGCTTGGAAAGTTACGGCGTCGTCGGTTACAACGTACGCAGTTACCACACCAGTTGTGCCGGAGGGGTAGTACTGGCCGTAAATCTGCTGACCTTGCGCGTTGATGTACGAGCAGCCAACAAACACGCCAATAGCGCCCAGATTGTTACCACCAAGGTTATTGGTAGTCAAATCTGCGCCAGTAGCGGTAGACAGAGCGATATAACCGTCTGCACCAATGATAACCACTTGCCCGTAAAACAGGTTTGTGCCTTCACCAGCGGGATCGATTAGAAACTGACTCGTAGCGCCAGCATAAGGCATGCCGTCGATACGATTAATGGGACGTAGCCCATAGGGGGAAGCAGTAGCGGCCATTTAAGGACTCCTTGTTACTTTGAACCTGAACCAAATCCGCCACGAGTTGTTGATGACTTTCGGTCAGAAAACAACGGCATGCGCGGGTCATTGTTTCGCATGAAACTATTATCCACAGAGGTCATCTGGTTTGCAGCTTGTTGGTCGTAATACTCGTTCCGTGCCTGTACGCGATCAATAGCCTGCTTGCAGAGCATGAGGCCACCTGTCTCGACATTTCCGGTCTTAGCACTACCTTCCAGAAGCAACTCCGGATGATCTGCCGCCTTCACTGGTTCCCAGCCTTCGCGCATCATTTTTGATACATGCGTAGGTTGTGGCATTCCATTGATACTCGTCATGATGTAACGGTATCGATAGTTGGCATCGGGAAGCGGGTCGGGCAGCGAACTCGAAGGTGTATACACATAACGAGTTGTTTTTGCGCGTGACTCAAGATCACGAGGGTTCCGGTTTGTATTTTCAGCCATTTGATTTCTCCAATTTTGCTACTTCGTTTGCATACTGCTGCGGGGTAAGTCCATATTTCTTCGCCAACGCTACTTGCGTCGGTGTCAGTTGTATTTTTCTTGCGCCCGTAGAGCGAGTTGCCGGTGCAACCACCGAAGTAGGTCGTTTGGAGCCATCGCCGGAACGTGGCTTGTCTTCACTACCGAATACTTCCGGGAATGTCGACTTCATGCGAGCATCAATGCGCTCGAAATATTCATCAGAGCGGGGGTCAAGTCCCGAGTTGACTAGTTTTTGGTGCAGCCCTAGTGCAAAGCTGGTGTGTTCCTCGTATCCCGTAGAACCGAACCACTGGTTTTTAGCCTGCCAGCGAACAGTTTTTTCGTCGATTTCTGGACGAGATACTTGTGTTTGTTGAGTTTGTACAGGAATTTCTGCGTCTTGTAAAGCAGGAGCGCGAAAATTCTTTGCAGCCTCGGTTCGCATCTTGGCGTCAGTCATGGCCTCTTGGGCCGCAACTAAGGCATCTGCGTCCCCAGATTCATAAGCCGCCTTGTATTGCCGCTTGGCATTTTCAAGCTCGCCATCAGCCACCTGTTTAATGGAGGCTGCGTATTGTTCAGTGCCGGACTTAACATATTCTTTAAGCTTGGCATTCTCACTGACCATATGCTGTGCAAGGCGCTCAAGTTCCTGCTTTTCTCGGAACAAAGACTCTTTTGCCCTGCGCTCATCGTGGCGGGCATGGGTTAGTTCTTTAATCCGTTTTTGGACGCCTTCCGAATAGGTTTCAATCTCTTCGTCGGAAGGATCTTCTACCTCGCGCTCCAGTGGCTTGCGGCCACGGTCTTTTTCGGGGGTGTCATCAACGATCTCGACCTCTACCTCGTCGGCGGACACGGTGACGTCAACGTCTTTGTCTTTATCGTCAATCTCATCAGGGAATTTAAAAGCTGGCATTTTTGCTCCTTAAGCGCGGGTGTAACCCCGAGGGTCTTGCACAACACATTCAATTTGGTCGTCGTTCAGTACCCTGAACTCTTTACCAAACACTCGAAAGCGCGTCCCTGTATAGGTACGCACGAGCACAAAGTCACCCTCTTTACACCATGGACCCGAAGGGAACTTGGCGGTGTCTTTGTACGCATCTGGCCCGAGCTTCATGACCCAAAGCACGGTTGTGGCGCTCTCTTCAAGGCGCATAGTCGCGGCATCTCGGATAAGGTCAAGAGATGTCCCGGCGAGCTTCTCGTCTACGGCAGGAACGATACACAGCATCTTGTAGCCCGTCGGTATAGGCAAGGCGGACCCTTTATCGCCGTCCTCGTCGGGTTTATCTAGGGGCTGGATGTGTTTGGGTAAGGTAATACCCGGTGGCAGAAGGATTTCACTCATCTGATTGTTCAGCTTTCTTTGCAAGGTCAAGAAGATGGCGCTCTGCGATAGCCAGACCCTGAATGGTTCCGCAGAGTTTTTGATATTCTTCAAATGAGCGACATGCTCCGCTGGCGGCATCATCCGCATAGTTATTCATGTCGATGCGTATTTGTTCGCGCAATACACGAGCGAATTCTTGAATCATGGTGATTTCCTTAGTTTGGCGACTTCAATAGCTGTTTTGTCTTGCTGTGCCCGAGCTTTAAGAGCAAGCTCCTGCTCCTTGATCTGTGCATCAGCCGCATTCTTTTGAGCCTTGATCTGCACTTCGTTTTCTTTGATTGCCAAGGTTTTCTGTTGCATTTGAACAACGGGATCTTCTGCCTGTTTCTGGATTTCTTGCTGTGCAGCCTGCGCTTGATTCTGTTGAAGAAGCTGCTGAGATGCCTGCGCCAGCATTTTTGACAGAGCAATTTCGATCTCTGGTGGCAACTGTTCTCCCTCTGGAGGCAGCGGCATACCGAGTTGTTGTTCGATCTTCTGGCGATAACCAAAGCCAACGTGCTCTGCAATATGGGCCATGGCTGCGGCTTGAATGGCCCCGGCTCTTGGGTTTTGTCCAATCAATTCCATGATGATTGGATCTTGCATCGCAGACGTATGAACCTGAATATGGGCTTGGTGGTCCTGATGCTGGAAGGCTTTGACGGGTTTGCCCTTGAGCAGGTTTTGGTTCTCAGAGACCGGATCTGTCGGTTTCTGGTCTTCGTCCAGAGGAACGAGCTTGTCCGCATTCTTAATTCCCAGAACATCCAACATACCCCTGTGTAGTTTGGGCAGGTCGTAGATGTCCGGGGCGGATGCGGCCAACTGAATAACCGCCTGATACTGCACCACCCGTTGTGAAAGAGTGGCTGCGTTGGGGTCGCTGACGGGCAGGATGTCTACATGGCGGTAGTCGCCACGCTTGGCCCTCGGGCCTTTCTCGCCGTCCGGCTCGTAGGTGTACTCGTCATCGGTGTAGTCCCGAATGATCACCGCCAAGAGTTGTAGCTCCTGCTTCAGGGCAAAGTGGACCCGCGCCTGAACTGCGGTCATGACCTTGAGTTGCCTCTCGAGCAACGCCAGAGTCGAACCCACGGGTGCGTTGGCGCCCATGTCGCTGATCTTCATGTCTGCGGTGGCGGCGAACCGGCGGCCCTCTTCCACAATGGTGTTCAGCAGCGACATCAGAACCTGACTCGGCTCTTTGTAAGGCAGCGGCAAGATGTTGTCGCGGATTGTTCCGGAGCCTACATCCACGTCACGGAACTCGCCCGGGGCAATCGGGGTATCGTCCCCCTTAATCCGCAGACCACGGGATTTAAGACCGCCCGGAAGGTTGGACAGGGTACCTGCGTCTATCAATTGACGCATCAAGCTGGTGGCAGAGTTTGCAAACCCGCCAATCAGGTGAAACAAACCAAAGCCATACGCCCCAAAGCCGGGGATGTATTGGTAGTGGACGAAGTGCTGGCGCTTGAGGTGAAGGCTGTCTTCCTCTTCCCAGTTGCGCCGGATCGCCAGAACAGTATTGGTTCCGCGAATGAAAGTAACTACATACGGAAGAGCAATACCAGTGGGTTCGTCATCATCATCCTTGTCGCACAAGGGATCGTCTTTGATGCACAGCTTGACATGGCTTTCGCAGAGCGTGAAGCGCTCGTCGTTTAAATCAGCAAAGCCAGTCTCTTTGTCCTTGGCCTTGTTGATCTCATCAATCGCCCGGTCAGGATTGCCAATGTCTACATCGCAGTAGAACCCTGCTTGTTGTAGCTCCATGATCTCGTTCTTGGTCTTGCGCATGACATGCGTGACCCGGTAGCAACTCTGGATGTCTGAGGTTCCGTAGGGAAGATAGATGTCCTCCGCCGGGATGAAAATCGAAGTTTGACGGCCAATGCTTGGGTCGAAATAGACCTTCTTGAAGGCCGAGCCGGTGGCCGGAAGGCTCCACAACATGCGTTCATGCTCTGGTCGGAACTCCTGCATGACCTCCGTCAGTTGGAAGTTCATGTCATCCTGCACCCTTTGAGCGGCCTCTTTCTTCTCGGGGGTGTCCTTGCCCATAATTTTTGTACGTACAGGACCCTGCGCCGGGAAGGTTTCGGTGATAGTTTCCGACTGAAAGCGGACCACTGCCTCGGTGATCATCGGGTGGAATACCCCGGAGGCACCATCCCACGGCTCAGTGCGCTCTTCAATCTGTAGGCCCAGAAGCTTCAGGCCGGTGACATACGCCTTTTCCCATTCCTTGCGGGAGTTCTTGTCATTGTCAATGTCGCTTGCCAGATCACTAACCAACATAGACATAGCGCCATCTGGAAGATACTCGGCGAGGTTGGCGTCAAAATCATCAACGCTAGGCTCGCCCTTCTCGATGCTGATCTCAAGATCGCCAGCTTGGATATTGACCGCCTCGGGGTCAATGATCTCAATCTCAATGGCCTCCTCTTCAGCGGCCTCCATGGGTTGCTGGTAGAGGGCCTTGTCAATATTGGTTGCCATAGATATTCCTTAGTAATACGCAGCTTTGCGGCGAAAGCTTGGTTGATCTTCTTCATCGCTCTCGAGGCTTATAAAGCCCCCGCGCCTAAATCTCAGTAACGCTTGGCTGGTTGAGTCAACAAGGTCGTCGTTGTCGCCGTTGGGGAACGCGGCAAGCTCTTCCATCAACTCATCTGCCCATCTGGTGTCTGGACACCAAACCACGCCCGACGAAAAAAGATCGGAAATGGCGTTTACACGCGCAATCTTATCGCTTCCTTTGCCCGGTGTATATTCCGAAAGAGGAACACCTATCTGGCGAAGCTCATAAATGAGGGGGGCACCTGCGGCTTTTTTCTCAACGATCAGGGTGTCCGGCTCCCACTCCTGATAAAGCTCAAGCGCTTTCTGTTTGAGTTCAGGAAACTCCATCCGGGCCTTGAAGGAGTCCAAACAGATGATATTGGTGCGGTTTTCGCCCTGATTGTTGGGGTGGTCGAAGACCCCCCACGTTGTGCAAGCTGAATAGTCTGCGCGGTTTGACTTCTCGAAGGCTGTATCCCAGCTTTGAATGACGTAGTCACAGATAGGAGGGGTCTCGGACTCCCAGATCTTCCACATATCGCGCTTGATGATCGCGTTTCCCTCGGATGTGGGGTTCTGTTGGTACTGCGCCTCCCATTTGGCGACAGGAATCTCCGCTTTGATGGCCTCAAGCTCTTCTTTTTTCCAAAATCCGGGCCACAAAGGGGTGCCCGAAGGCAAAATAGCCGGGAACTCAATCACTTCCCAGTCGTTTACACCGTCTTTTTCGGAATTCTTGAGGATGGCGCCGGTCAGATCTCTCTTGGCCCACCGGGTCATCACAATAATGATGGCTCCACCGGGCTGTAAACGCTGCCGAGGGCCAGATGTGTACCACTCATACACATTGTCAAACACCGCAGGGTTGCCTTGCTTAGCCTCCTGCTCAGAATGAGGGTCATCAATGATCAATAGATCCGCACCCTTACCAGTGACGGCACCTCCAACACCAATAGCGAAGTAGTCCCCGCCTTTATCGGTGTTCCATCGTCCTGCGGCTTTTGAGTCAGAGGACAGCTTGGTGTCAAAGATCCGGCTGTAGGTCTCAGAAGAGACCAGATTCCTAACCTTCCGGCCAAAGCCTACGGCAAGTTCTGCGGTGTGAGCAGTCTGGATGATCTTCTTCTCCGGATACTTACCCAGAAACCAAGCTGGCAGCAGGAAGGAGGCAAACTCCGACTTAGTGTGACGGGGAGGCATGTTGATGATCAACCGCTTCAACTCCCCCTTGGCAACGCGCTCAAAAGCGCTTGCCATGATCTGGTGGTGCTTTCCGGAAATAAACCCCGGCCACATGTGGGAGGCAAAGTAGATGAACGACTCATTGCACTTCTCAACCCTGTCGTACTCCAGAAGCATCATGATCTTGGCTCTCTCAAGCTCATCGACCATAGGGATCAACTTGTTGTACTTCTCCACCTCCGCGCGGCTCATCATAGCGAAGCTACTCCACGAACACTGCGGTCAACTAGCTTGATCGAATTGAACTTGTGCGGCTTGATCACAAGCATCCCTTCATCCTGAAGGATGTGGATCACCCTGTGGATGTTCGACTTGCTCTTCAATCCCAATCCCCGAGCAATCACAGAATACGACGGCGGCACGCCGTGTAAACGTACATAAGCACGAATGAAATCAAGAACGAGTTGGTGTTTGGGACTCATGTTTAAACGATTGTAAACCAAGACGCGAACGTTCGCAAGCCTCTTTTTGAAAAATATATATACCCCCGGGGGGTCTGGATTTGGAAGAGAAGGGGGGGGTCTGGGAAAATAGTTTCGTTTGAGCGGATTAGAGCGTATAGGGTAGACGGGTCAGTGCCGCCGCAAAAGGCGGGTGGGGTACGGGTGGGGTGCGGCTGATGACCGATGTCAGGTGTTTACACGCATGGGCTTGACGTTGTCCAGTAGCTTGAGGTGACCCGACAACTCCTTGCGTAACTGCTCTGCGCTGGGTTTGTCTACAGGCTTATCGGTGGCTATCTGGAACATGCCAGCGGCTCTGCCCATCAACTCTAGTGCTTTTAAACGACTACCTTCCTGCTTGCCTCCCTTGGTTAGTGCCAACAACTCTTTCATCACATACCGTTTGGTTGCGGCGGTATCCTCAGCCAAGACTTCGATGGTCTCACCCCAAGCGTCCTGCAATGCCTTCTGGATACGTGGATCCCTACTTAGCCTGTAGGCGCTGGACGTGATCACTTGATCTGATCCCTTGGCGTTGGGGTATGCGTCACGGTATGCTTGCCGCATGGTCTTCCCAGCGATACAGCCCTTGGTGAATTCCATCTGGCTTGCGGTCAGTGGTTGAATCTTCTTGTAGTCTTCTGTCCCTCTTGGCTTTCCATCGACTCTCATTACTGGAGGCTCAGCCCGTGAGGCCAACCGTTCCGCTTCGCTGATTTCCGGCCCGTCATCTTCTATGTCTGGCTCTTGCAAGTGAGCATCCTCCAGCGCTTGAAGTAGTTCGTCTTTGCTTGCCCGTCCGGCCTTCTTTGTATCAGTCATGGCTTATGTCCTGTGGTTAATTACAGCCTGTTTAAACATCCAGCACCGTTCTCAGGGCAGAGTGTACAGGAGACGTTTAAACCTGTCCATGCTACCCATGCCCCAACCCATCCCTGATCGTGCCTTGTAGGCACTTCTGCAATACTTTTGTACTAGAAAGTTATCCACAATTCAGTGCATAACCTTGAGTTATCCACAACCCTCTGTGGATACTGTGGATAAGTTTCTAAGTACTTATGCATTGCACAAACCCCTGCAAGCTCGCCGTTTAAACGGTTGATACCAACCCAGCCTGTCACCCCTTCAGCGCCTTGTAGACCCTCTTACCCAGAGCATTGATCCCACTATATAGAGCGCTGACTCCACTGGCAGTGCCCCCAATGCTGGTGATCTATCTAAGGGTAAACCCTATTAGGGAAAGTCCCTATACACAAGCGTTTAAATGCAACCGATACTTGTGTTCATGGTGCTAGTAATTGCACCGCTGATCACAGCAAGCTACGACTCCGGTCTGACGCTACCTGCCGCACGGTTTAGTTGCGGACAGTGACCTGCCCACTATAAGGTAGTTCTGAGGCGGTCTCGGTGGCAACACCCCCCAGCAATGGGTGCAAATCAGATCTGGTTATGCCAGATACCCCAACAGGTCAGGGTAGACAAGACAACCCATCTCTCCCAATGAGAGAGTCAAAGGAAGCCCATCACCGTGGGCTTTTTTGGACTTCGTTAACCACTCTGAAAGGCTCACCATGTTTCACATTCCAGCGCATCTCAATACCCAAACCCCTCCCGCTCAATTCAACCCAAAGTAAGGACGCACCATGACTACTCGACTCACCTCCCCCCTCGCCTCCCACGTCTCATACACAAAGGAAGTCCTCGCCCGTGCCCACAGGGATTTTGCCAAGAACCCCTCTGCGACCAACTGGGACGTGCTCCAACGCGCCGCCATGACCTACCAGCAGATCGAATGGGCCAGCCGCACCCATACGATTGACCGCGAAAAGCTGGCCTTTGATATCGACTCCAACCCTATCGGCGAATGGCAAAACGTGATCTGCCGCGCCACGCTGGGCGTTGGGGTGCGTACCGCTCTGCGTGACTGTGCAACCGTTTAACCACTGGAGAATGACTATGCTAGAACAACGCTATCAAATCTATCTGGCCCTTGCCAATGACGGCAAAGGCGGCGACATCACCAACGGTGGTGCTCCCCTCAAAACCTTTGCGGAGTGGCTTGCATCATGAACCATCAAGACCGCACCGCCTACGCTCAGGCGTTTAAACGCAAGGCCAGCGCCTACGACATGGCGACATGCCGCCGTGCCATTGCTGACATTGACGCTACCCTGCTGATCCATGAGTGCCGCCAGACTGCCAATGAACCCAGCGACTACGTCACCCGCCTCTGGCTGGAGCGTGATGCCATGCTGGATCGTCAGTCTGACATCTGCCGCCAAATTGTTCGTGAACTTGAAAGTGAGGAATGACATGTACGCAATTCTGACAACCATCGTAGCCGTGCTGACCATCTGCATGACCCTGCCCCTCGTTGACGGTGGCTGGCTCTTTATCGCTGGCCTCATCTGGGGCAGTGCCATGCTGGGCGGGGTCATTGCAACTGCTATCAAATAAAAAAGACTACCCCTTTTAAACATGCTACAATTACCACTAAGGAAAAAATACCATGACTACAACTAACCGTGAAGACTGGCTCAGCGCCGCCGTCTCTGAACTACGCCCATTTTTCGAGGCGGTGGGCAAGCCACTGCCAGCGAACGTACGTGTTACGTGCGGCTTCCCTAGCAATGCCAAGCGCTCCGGTGCTATTGGCGAATGCTGGGCTGACACTGCCAGCGCAGACAAGACCTTTGAGGTCTTGATCAGTCCCGTGCTGGATGACCCAACCAAGGTCTTCGAGGTATTGGTTCACGAACTCTGCCACGCCACTGCTGGCGCTATGAACCACGGGGTCAACTTCCAAAAGGTAGGCAACCTGATGCACCTTGCCCCGTCCCCTACCAAGGCCGGATGGAAAGCCACGGGTAAGGCCGCAACCTTCGATTCGGTTTATGGCGAGATCATCAAGTCGCTTGATGCGTACCCCCATGCCGCCCTGTCGATGACTACCAAAAAGACTCAGGGCACTCGCATGCTCAAGGCGGTCTGCCCGTCATGCGGGTACACCGTGCGACTCACCAGCAAGTGGGCGGCTCTTGGCCTACCGTCCTGCCCACAAGACGATGACATTCTTAACCTTGTTTAAACGGAGTACTTTATGACTGACGCACAAATCAAAATGGAAATTCTCGCACTGCCCATCGCGGTGGTGATGGCGGCATATGCGGTGCGTAGCACCACAGTGCTGAACGGTACAAATGCGGAAATCAAAAGCCAAGCCGCCGATTTTCTGGTGACAAAGGTGCGTGACGGGTCTATTGATCTGAACGCCATCAGGGGCACTGCCCCCGTGACTATCACCAACGGCGTGACGGCAATCATGGCTCAGAACGCGACACTGTCCACTGCACAAGCCGTTGTGCTGGACGGCATCACTCAGCGCCAGAGCAATGACCGCGCCCTGCTGGACTCTGTACGGGCAGTGGCAGATCGTGCCGCCAGTGACGCGCTGAAAGGGCTTAACAGCCACAACACTCTGACCCAGACCGTCAGCCGCGCCTTGGCGGCGCTGGAGCAGGACATTGAGGCCAACCGCCAGAACATAGACCGCCTTGCAGTCTCCACGGTTGATGACCGTAAGGTTGCGGCTGAGGTTGCTCTGGCCATCGACAAGGCGTTTGCCCCGTTTAAACAGTCTGTTATTGATGCTGGCGCGGAGCAGGTTATCGCCAACGGCGTGAGTGCCAAGGTGATTGGGTCTGAGACCGCCCTGAACGTGTTTGGCGTGGACGTGCGGGATGCCAAGGGCAACCCTCTAATGGTTGACATCTGGGATGCCGTGGACGCACCAGCCATTGACCCCAACTTCATTTGGACTGAGGGCATCATCAAGCACCTGTTGCTGTCGCAGAACACGGGCGAAAACCTGTGGTTTGGCGGTGAAAAAGGGACTGGAAAGAGCGAGACCGCCCGTCAGTTTGCCGCCAAAACAGGCCGCGCCTACACCCGCATCAACTTCCACAAGTACACCACTTCGGAAGACTACGCTGGTTCTGTTGGCCTTGAGAATGGCAATACGGTGTTTAAACGTGGTGCTTTTCTGACCGCCTTTGCTTCGCCTTCGACTGTGATTTTGCTGGACGAGATTTCCAACTGCGATAGTGGAGAACTGGCAACGCTTAACGGTATGCTGGAGGTGAATTCAGCCGTCAACTACGGGGGTCAGGTTCACCGCCGTGCGGCTGGTGTACTGGTGTTCGCCGCTGACAACACCTTGACGAACGGTGATCAGTCTGGACGCTACGCTGGCACTCGCCAGATGAATTCCTCGCTGGCTGATCGTTTCTCTCGCGTCATTCGCTTTGAGTACCTGTCCAAGGCTGACGAGGTGACTGCGCTGGTGAGGCATACCCAATGCAATGAATTGCTGGCTGGGCACGTTGTGGATGCCATCAATGCCGCCCGTGCCAAGGTGGAGACCGGAGACGTTATCGATGCACCTTCGATCCGCTCTGCCATTGCCTTTATCCGCGCACTGAACGTGCTGTCTGTTGACGAGGCTTGGGCCTCAGCAGTGACCGCCCGTCAGCCTAGCGAAAGTGCCGCCGCTCTTGATTCGATCAAAGCGGCTTACCTCAACCCTGCTCAAATTGAGAAATGGATCTGATCATGCGTAAATATTTTGGCTGGGAATTCAAACCCGCACTGACAACCGCCATCCACAAGATGGCCTCTGACCTTTCGGTTCGGAGGGTCAACGTCCAATTCAAAGAGTGGATTCCTACGGCGGCTATCAACCGCAACGGGCAGATCTACATCACCAACATCAAGGATGACGCAGTGATGAGCCAGCTTGAGTTGCAGAAATTCACAGGCTTTGGTCTGCATGAGTTACTGCACCGCAAGTTTACTGACTTCGACCAGATCGACACCAGCAAGTCGCCTTACCTGATTGGTCTACACAATGCCATTGAAGATGCCTACATTGAGAACCGCGCAGTGCGTATGGCGCTGACCGGAAACGCGCAGGGTCTGCTGGGTCTGCTGATCGACACCATGGCGACTCAAGCCCTTGTCGAGGTCAAGGATTGGGCTGACCCTAAGCAGTACCCGTTCGCCCTCGCCGTGTATGCGCGTAATCACGGTCAAGTGCGCGTACCACTGGCAAAGGGTTTACGCCCAATCTTTGATGAGGCTTGCTACCGTCTGAAATCGGCAAACTCCACGCAAGACACATGGAAGATTGCTGAGTGGGTCTACAAGCAACTGATGACCCCGACCCCGCCAGAGCCGCCCGTTGGCCCAACAGAGCCGCCGGATGGCCCTACAGAGCCTCCAGACGGCCCCACAGAGCCTTCAAATGACGAGGGTGAGGGTGACCCACAGGACGAGGCTGACGAGGGCACTGGCGAGGCTAAGACACCGCGCCGCCCCAGCGGCAAGGACGTTACCCCCCGCTCCACTGAGCCTGACGTGGATCTGCCCCCAGAGTCAAAAAGCGGTGGCGCTACCTCTGAGACCGACATTCGCAAAGAGGGCTACCACGTTGACACAAAGCGCTGGACTATTTCAATCTAAGGAGACCCCATGATCCCCGCAAAACTTCGCTACGAAATTCGCCAGATGTTTGAGAACAGCGGCACTGAGGAATTCAACATCAACCGCCGCACTGGTTCACTCAACATCAACGCCTTGTCAAACATCGGGCACAGTGATCGCCTGTTTAAACGCCGACATGAAGTGGCTGGTGTTGACTCAGCGGTGACCATTGTGCTGGACTGCTCCGGATCGATGGAACATGATAAGCGCATGCCCAATGCCGTCAATGTCTGCTACGCCCTGCTGACTGTGCTTGCCGCCTCTGGTGTAGCTACCAGCGTAGTCACATTCAACCATGTGGTCAGCGTTCTAAAGCCTTGGTCAATGCCAGTGCCGCGCACCAAGGCGTTGCTTGAGTGCGTCTCGCCCAGTGGCAATACGAACGATTACGCCGCCCTATCCTACGCTCACGGCATGCTGTTACGCCGCCCAGAGGCGCGAAAGGTTTGCTTTGTCCTGACTGATGGCGAGGGCGACCCTGATGCTACCCGCGCACAGTGCCTGTCCGGTGCAAAGCTGGGCGTGACAACGATAGGGGTTGGCATTCTGGAGGGCGTGGGCCATGTGTATCCCAACGCTGTCTACGTCAACAATGTTGAAGACCTTGGAACAGTGGCATTCAACAAACTAAAACTTGCGGCTTGAGCCGCGCAACTAGGAGAAGACGAATGAGCAAGGTAACCATATCCAAGGGCGTGATCGAAAATCACATTGACGATCTGCTCAACAGATTGCAATCCGCTATACAGGGAACGCCCCTCATAAAACGTGAGTTAGAAGTTATGCAAGAGATGCTCTGGCGCGTCAAGCACTACATCGACCAAGGAGAGGGCAAATGAAGACTTATCAAATCGAATTGAAACGCACCAGCTACGTCAACCTCACCGTGGAGGCCGACTCTGTGGAGGAGGCAGAAGAACTGGCATGGGATGAGTTGCAATCGGACGGGTCTTATGGCTTGACCTATGCGGACTGGGAGATCGAATCCATCGAACTAGATCAAGGAGAGACGGCATGAAAACAGGCGATAACATTGTGGTCATCATGGATGGCAAGATCAGAGGCGCGGAAGTTATTGCGGTGCTGGCTGATGGCAGGATAGAAACATCCCTTAAGACTTATGACGGGGATAACGCGAGAGTGGATCGTCACAAGGCGTTTACCGCATCCGAATGGGATCTGGTCAAAGGAGAGTTTTATGTTTAAACGAGAAGACCTGATCACCCGTGTTGTGTTCCTCCTTGCCATAATTGTGGTGGCACTTGATCTTTTGTACTGGAGACCATAGATGATAGAACCCGCCACTGATGACCGTACCAATCCCGCTGACGTTTTATACAGCGTTGTTGGTTTGCTTGAGGCATCCAACCTTGACCACGACATGGTCTGCGCTTTGCTCCACAAGGTGCTTGCCAGCCTCTCAGTCATGACAATAACCCGTGAGGAGTACTTGCAACGCTCTGCACGTTGCTACGATTTAGAAATGTTTTTAAACCCGCCACAAAAAGGAGTGCATTGATGATTTTATTATCTGTGATTGACTTGATGCCAGTGATTGATTTACTGCGCGAGGATGAGTTTGTTGTCACGATCCATGATCGAGGTACCAACGAGGAGGTTAAATTTTGTCTGGCTGTAAAGATTGATGACCCTCTACACCTGTATTACTTGGGCCGCAAGCTATCAATGTTTTCTTTGGGAGTGCCGTATTACAGCCAAACAGGTCTCGCCTACTTTCCGGCGGTTGAGATCGATGCTGAGTTGTACGAGTACATCTGTGCGGCTGGTAAAGACGCTGACTGACCCGTGCCCTCACTTTGTCAGACAGGCGGGGCTTTTCAGCCATCTTTTGGAACTCCATCAGACCACGCAACTGTTTAAAAAAGGTGAGCGCTACATCAGGTACAACCCTGCAAAACAACACTGGTGCGTCCTTTCGCACAGTATTAGTCCTCAAGTAAGGGGGCGATACACAACCGTGATGAGAGCGGTGTTTTATGCGTTGAAATAAAGAGGGGGGGGTGAAGCAATGACTTCATCCCCCCCTCCCTTTTTTTGTCTGTACTTGTGCGTTTAAACGTCAAACGAATCTAGGTTCTCTGTGTAGTTTCCTGCGGTTTTGTTGTAGAGCAGAGTGGTCTCACCCTGCGTCCCGACCCAGCGATAGCGGCACTTCCAGACCGCGATCTCGACAAACCGATCCTGCCTGTGGACGGTGATCCCGCAATCGGTCTTTGCCCACCATGCCATCGACCCGCTGATCGACATGCCGTCCGGTCTGGGTTGCTCGACCCCAGCGCGGTTGATCTTGCTGGGATGGGCGACAAACCATGTGTGTACATCGTGGGTCATGCAGAACTTCTTGACCTTGGTCAGGATGTCACTGATGGCGTTGGTCTCCGACTTGTCACCCGCTGGCTGATCAATGTAGTTGTACGGGTCAATCACCAGACCCCTGACCCCCATTCTCTTGACGGCGGCTTTCGCCCTTGTCAGGATCGAATCAATTGTGTTCGGCTCTTCGCCTTGGGTATCGATGAACAGGAAGTGATCCTGCACCCACTTGAACGCATCATCTGCGACCTGCTTACTCATGCGGTCACGGCCTTCGTAGAACGACTGTAAGCTGTATAACTCCATCAAGCGGGTGATATGGACTTCGGGCTGATTCTCAAAGGAACAGATGGCAAACTTCCAATCCGATGACCTTGCGAGGTTGACCATGATTTGGTCAACAAAGTTGGACTTACCGCTGGACGGGTAACCCGTGACCACCGTGAGCTGACCCGGGGCAATCGTGTAAACGCTATCAATTGACGGGTAACCCGTGGTGAACCCCTTGCCCGTTCCCTTTGTGTACAGGTCATTTATCTTGTCGAGGTAGGAGTTGGCCTCTGAAATGCCGTTGATGGGGTAAGGCTCGGCCTCATCGATTATCTTGTTTAAACGCTCTACTGGCGCGTCGTCGAGCGTCGGGTTGTCGTCGAGCCAAGCCTCGTTTAAATCCTTCCACGCGAACTTGGCAAGGCGGCATTTCTCTTTGCCAATCCTTCGGGACAACTCCTCCGCCAGCGCTTGACCAGCAGGGTCTTGGTCTGTGGCGAGAATCACGTAGGGGGCGGCATCGATGATCTCCCGCGCATTCCATACGAATCCAAACTTCTTGTCCTCGCTGGGCAGGACTTTGCCGTCCGCAACCTTGACGGGAGCACCGCTCGGGACGCTCACAACGTTCTTGATCCCTGCCTCTATCGCTGTCAGGCAGTCGATCTCGCCCTCGACAATGATCAGCGGTTCACCCTTGATGATCGTATCTATCCCAAAAAAATCATGCGCTCCACCTGCGTCTTGGGTGAAATCCTTGGCTTCGATTGACCTGTACTTGGCTGAGACCAGCGCACCATCTCGGTAGTAGGGAAAGCCAACTGCCTGTGTCGGCTTGCTCAGGCGGGAGAAGAACTTCTCCGCTGAGAACAAACGCATGGTGTCTGCGGTCTTTTGTGAGATGCCCCTCGACTTCAGAAAATCGTAGTGCAGGGCGGTCAGGCGATTGTTGACGATGGTTCGGGCTGGTACGACTGACAATTGGGTCTCCTTGGGTTGCACAGAACCCGCCGCATAGCAATGATGGCAGTGGTACACAACCGCCCCGTCATCCTTGCGGGTGAGGGTCATGTCCTTGAGGTTTTGTTTTCTGCGGGTGGGGGTGCAAAAGGGGCAGATGACCCTTGTCGAATCGTTGAAACGGGTCTCAGCGACCAGAACTTCGATCATTTAATAGCTCCTGAAGCAGTGCGTTTAAACGACCTGTTTTCGGAGGCTGGCTTGGCTTTGAGGTTGCTTCTGACGGTAGTGCCGCCTTTACTGAGAGGGGCGATGTGGTCTACGTCTTTGCCGTCACCCTTGTGAACCAGACCCTCCCGCTCCAACATCCGTCTGGCCTTGTTTCTCTGCGCCCTTTTCTTTTTAACAGCAGGGCTACCATCGTAGGCTTGTTCTTTTTTGTAGTCACGCATTTCTTTGCTCCTCTACCGCATCTGCGATACGTGCCATTTGGTCGGCAAGATTGTTGATGGCTTCAGCGATCAACATGCTGTGTGCCTCAAGGCCACCAAGCTGAGTGCCGTGCTCCGTTGCTGCCCCGTTGTTTGAAATGATGTGTGCGGCGCGAATGATGGCTTCGGCAACGCTATTGTTTTCTTCTGTCAATTGTTCTCTCCTTGTGGGTGGGGGTACTCGCTGCGTCTGTTTGCATCACCGAGAACCCCCAGTGCCAGCATCCGCTTTCCCCCCGAAACTTAAATTCTGACTTGGTTAACAATCCCTGTCTTGCCGCGAGACCAGAGCATGAGGGTGATGCGATTGGCACCAGCCGTCAGCAGTTCACTCACGCTGTAAACAGACAGGTTGTGTCTTGGATAGCCCGGGCCAACAAAATAACCATCGTTGCGATAGTGCGGAAGATACGTCACCCCATTGAGTTGGTAGGCATTGTTCTCTATGCGATCTACAGTGTCTTGTGTCATGCTTGCTCCGGCAGTTCAAGTTCAAGCTGGTCTTCCCTGTAGTCCTCTACATCACACCCGTCTCTCACGGCATCTATCAGTGCGTCTTGGCTGGCAACCTTGACCGTGATGTTGGTTCTTACAAAATAATTCAATGCTTGGGTTTTAGTTTTAGCCCTGATCAGACGGGTGTCTCCGTCCAATGCCTCTACGATGTAAATTCTCATGTTCTATCCTCTGTTGATGTTTGTTGATGACTTGAATTGATCTGCGTTACTTTGGTTTTGATCTCCTTGTAAATTGACATCAGGGTCGCTTCGCTGACCTTCCAATGCCTGTTGTTTGCGATGATGTCCGAAATCTCTCTGCTTGTTAACCATAACAGAGGCTTACGCTTTCTGTACTCCAGATGTTCCCTAAGTTCATCGGCGACAGCCTTGTAATATTCTTTAGTGTCCATGTACCTCCCGTATAGCCCCTCGCGGGGCTTTCTGATAATTTTCACCCAAAGACCCCCCTTCCCCGCAACGCAGGAAAGAGAGGGAAGGTGCTTCACCGCTCAGTGAGCATCATCATGCTACGGATTGGATACCGTAAGCCCCTCGGCTTGATGATTCGACCAGCCGTGCGGGTTTCTGGGGGTAGTTGCCCCGTAGTCTTGCGACACACCGCATAACCCTTTTCTTCCGCGCCGTCAGGATGAACGCTTGCTATCGTGCGGAGTACGGCTGGGTGTGGAAGTACAGACGAAAAAAAAGCCGTTAGTGAAACCCCGGTGGAAGAACACCTCAGCTTTGTGGGCTGAAGCGCTACCCCATTCGGGGTCGGGATTTCACTAACGACTCTTTTATCAAACTCGGTTTCCACACCTAGCTGACGCAACTCTAGCATGTTTTCGGCGACTGTGCAAACTTTCTTGTAGGGACTTACCCTAACAGACAGAAGAGACAGAAGAGACAGAAGAGACAGAAGAGACAGAAGAAATTGCTTCTGTCTGAGGTAAGCGTTTAAACGCAACCTTTCGTCAGTTTCGTCAGTACCCAACCCCGGCGTTAACCCCGGCCCATTTGCTATGTTTAAACGCACGTCAGCTTCGTCAGTTCCCCGGTCGCGGGCGGCGTGCCTGCTTTTCGTTTAAACTGGCATGGCTCGGTGTGACACCGCGCAGTTGTTCTATGCCTCCTTTGCCCCGGCCTTGTGCCGGGGTTTCTTTTTGGGGGCAACGCAATCAATCCGCTCGATCAGGATCTCAGCCCTTGGGTTCTCTGGGTCAAGCCCCCAATACGCATGGCGCTCCTTGACCTGCCTGTCGTTCTCATAGATCAGCCCCTGCATCAGGTCGAGGATCAATGACTCATCAAGGTCTGGCCTTCGGCTGGCATACCAAATGTGCAGAGTAACCCGCAGGTCGCCCGTCATAAGCGTGGCCAATGGCCTGCATTGCTGTTTAAACATGTCAGAGTAGCTCAGCGCCTTTTCGCTTTTGATGAGACGGGACACCCCTCCAAACCGCACCAACCTCCGACTGTTGGCTTTTGACGCCGGTTCACCAAAAATAATTTGCACAAGGGCTTGCAATTGTTGCGTATCATCACTATCATTGAGTTTGTCAGTCATAAAAACCTTTGGAGAAAAGATGCAAGTTACGAACGTTCACAACCTGCCAGAGCCACTTGTGACTCTAGCACGGAGAGAGTATTACAGCAAGGGGGCTGCTCAGTACAGCGTCACAGAGATCATGTCTCCCCCCAAGATCCGCAGGATGAGAGAGAAATACGATGACCAGATCGTGACGGATGTCTCCCAGATGCTGTGGTCGCTGCTGGGTTCTGCCCTGCACGTTGTCATGGAGCGCGGAGAGACTTCCGGATGGATCAAGGAGGAGCGTTTGTTCGCGGAGGTGGACGGGGTATCCATCAGCGGCGCAATCGACCTCCAAGAGGAGGGGGAGAGCGGGATCACCATCTATGACTACAAGTTCACATCCGCATGGGCAGTCATGCAAGAGAAAGAGGAGTGGATACAACAGCTAAACATTTACAAGTGGCTGGTCGAGACGGTCAAGCAACGCAAGGTTGTGGGTCTGAAGATCTGCGCCATGGTCAGGGACTACAGCAAGCATGACCTGCGGGAGGCTTACCCAGCCGCCCCCATTTGCATTGTTGACGTGCCCCTGTGGGACAGCGTCAAGACTGAGATGTACATACGGGAGCGTCTGGAGATGCACCGTGAGTCCAAGATGAGAGCGGACTTTGAAGAGGATCTTCAGAACTGCTCCAACGAGGAACGGTGGATGTCGGAAACGACATTCGCGGTTAAGAGGGAGGGCCGGAAGACTGCCATCCGTGTTTTTAAAACCATAGAAGAGGCCACCGAACTGGCTGAGAAGGAAAAAGGATATGTTGAAACAAGACTCGGAGAACCAAAGCGCTGTACTGGAGACTTCTGCGGGGTATCTCAGTGGTGCGCTCAATACCAAGGAGAGCGCAGTGCTGACGAATGACTTTCGTGGCGGACGCTACATGATTTTTAAAACAAGCGATGACGTATTGATGGGAGAGGTGCTTGCCATCTCCGACACCTACGTTCGCTTTCACCCTTGGTCTTTTTTGGAGGGCTGCTTGGATTTAGATCAAGAGAAGTTGCTCCAACTTGCAGACATCAAGGCGTTCCACGCCTTTAAAGATGTTGTGGATATGGACCACTACTGCGCCACACATTACTGGAACAAGGAGATTTCAAATGATACCAAATGACCTGCTGAAGATCAACGTCAACGACCACACGGAGAAAAAGAATGGTCTGACCTACCTGTCATGGGCATGGGCGTGGGCGGAGGCACTGAAGGCTGACCCCACCGCAACCTTCGAGGTCAAGACGTTCAAGTATGACGCCTACACCGATTTGCCATTTATGGCGATGAATGGGACTGCAATGGTCTGGGTCACAGTCACAGTGTTCGGTAAGCCGATAACGTGCTTCCTTCCTGTGATGGATCACCGGAACAAGCCCATCCTGAACCCTGATTCGTTTCAGGTCAACACTGCGCTTATGCGCTGCATGGTTAAGGGTCTTGCTCTGCACGGACTGGGTCTTTACATCTATGCGGGTGAGGACCTGCCGGATGATGGTCAGTCAGTTCAGGCAGAACCTGTGGTTGTCAAGGTTGTGACACCCACTGCCACGGCTGATCTTGAGGTCAACACTGGCAACGCAGATGCGAATGCCGAGTTGTTTGCCGAGGGAATGATGACATACACGAACCATTGCACAGACGTCAAAGGTTTAAACAGTTACTGGAAGTCGAATCAAACACAACTTGATTCACTCAAGGTAAGCCGCCCTGATCTTTACGATCAGATTCGCAACCGCTTCGCAGAAATCAAGAAGCAATTATCGGAGAGCAAGTAATGCCATATCAACCCAAAGCACCTGAGTACAAGGCGTACCCCGACAGTGGTTCGCTACGCGCCTCGACCAGCAAGAAGGGGCCAAAATCCCCCGACTACTGGGGCAACATTGCCATCAATCTGAAGGACATGACCAACATCAAAACAGAGGATGGCCTGACTGTTGTCAAGCTCTCTGGCTGGAAGAAAGTTGGCAAGGATGGCAAGACCTATCTGTCAATTGCCGTTGACCGCTTTTTGCCAAAGCAAGAGGGCGAAACCTATAGCCGCCAACCAATCCGCCAAGAGGATGACTTTGGCGATCAAGATATTCCATTTTAAGGAGAGCGATATGTCAGCTAAACAACTCATCAAAGATTACATGGCGGCGAACCCCAAAGCCAAGCCCAAAGAGATTGCACTTGCTTGCAAATGCTCTGTCCACACGGTCTATAACTTTCGGGCCTCGTTGAAAACAAAAGCCGCATCGTCCCCCCGCAGTGATGCCAAGCTTTTGGCTGAACGCGAAAGGGAGATCAAAGGCTTTGTGGACACAACAAACCTGCTTTTGCACAAAATTGAAAAGCTGATGGATGAAAACCAACTGTACGCGAGCCGCGAAACAAAGCTGATGGGCGTCATTGATTACCTTGAGTCTAAAGTCGATGGCCTTGCAGTTTGAAGCAAGAAAGGTAGCGCTCAAGCAAGACCGAACAGGTTTTGTCTTGACGCTGGCGATCCACCCTGACGAATGCCCAGAAGAGATTCTGCGTGACTTCGTTGGGGCGCGATACGGTTGTGCGCTGGTGCGGATTCAAGATGACGAGTCTGCTACCCCGTACAGCAACAGGGTTCAGAAAGCCGCAATGCTTTGCAAAGATTCCAAGTTTCAAGATTACTTAGGCGTAGACAACGAAGACTTTGCTGCGGAGGTGTTGTGTAAACACTGCGGCATAGAAAGCCGGACCGAGTTGCACGGCAACGCTAAGGCGCAGCAAGTATTTGATGCTCTGATCGATAGATTTAACGACCAAGAAGTTCCGTTTTAAGGATGCACCATGGCATTTTCAGTTAATTACAAACCCTTTATGACCTATCTTGAGCCGGACGATATTGTGCGGTTGAAGAGGTTCTCCAAGGCCCAGAAGATACCAATGACGCAGATCATTCGAGAAGGGCTTTCTGCGCGGCTGTCATCTGGCGATGCCTACACCAACGGCTTCAACGATGGTCTTTTGAAGGCCATCAAAGTTGTAAACGGTATTGAGGCGGCTGGGATGAGATTCCCATCCGGCCTTTCATTTGCCGAACTCTCCGAGCAAGAGGTCTCTAAAAACTTTATTCGGGGGGATCATGAACCTGACCGGAAATCGTAACCAGTGTCAAGCGTGTAAACAGTACTTCAACAGTAATGCTGCGTTTGACAAGCATCGGGTTGGTGGGCACGGCGTTGATCGCCGTTGCAGAACCACTGATGAGATGACGGCCAAAGGCATGCTTATTAACCACGCAGGTTTTTGGGTCACCAAAGCATATGACGTAGTCAGAGAGGAGTCAGAATGAAAAAGTTATCTCAAGCTGAGTTGTTCAGTGTCTTTGGGTCTGATCCCAAAACCCTTGTCCGCAGCAACGACCCTGACACGAGTCATGCAGCAGCAAAGACTGTTGACACTAGCCAACTAGAGTTAATGGTTTATGAGGTCATTAGCAAATACCCAAATGGCTGCATTGCTGATGATGTCCAGCAAGAACTTGCACACTTACGCAGCAATACCATCACGCCAAGGTTTGCGCCTCTAATTCGTAAAGGTTTCATAGAGGATACGGGTGAGCGCCGCAGGGCGTCATCTGGACGATCACAGCGCGTGATGAGAAAAATAGAAAAGACAACACAGGAGTAACGCTATGTGGAGATATTTATGGACAGAGTTGAGGCTGATGCTAAAAACTGTAACTCCGGCACAGGCTGTCACGCATGAGCTGATGCACGCCGAGCATGAATTGTTGAAAGCTGAATCGGGGGTCGAGTACGCACAGGCGCTGGTGACTTACAACAAGCAACGAGTCAAGCGCTTGAAGGCGTACTTGGGCAAGACT